AGAGCGCCCCATTGACCCGGCCATTTCCCAGGCCACCCGCCCTTTTCCGCGAAGGGGGGGGGCGCGGCCTATCCCCAGCCTGGCACGCTGCTTGCCCTCGCCAGCCTGAGCGCCTGCTCACCCGTGGATCTACCCCGATGCGATGGGCGATGCGTGCCCTAACCCCATGTGCTCGTGTGCGTTGCGTGCTCACGACCAAGGGACTGATGAGCCCTACCCCTATACCCCTCCCCCCTATACATGATCGCGCGTGCGATGGGCCGAGGTCGGCGCCCCTCTCAACCTGGCTACCAGCCCCCGAGCCATCCCCACAGCCGAAGGAACAGGAGGCCGAGGCGCGGGTGACGCAGCATCCAGCTCACTCCATCCACTCGTCTCCGCCCTCGCCCGCCGGGGGCCAGATGACGAAGCGGGCGAGCAAGCAGCAGCCCAGTATCACGAGGGCGGACATGCCCCCGTGGAACAGGATGACATCACGCATCGGTCACCGTCTCGATCAGGCCGTGCTGCTCCTCGTCGAGCCAGCCCTCGACGAGGGCGCAGTCAGGACACCAGCTCGTGCCGCCATCCGAGGCGGAGACATCCACGTCACCACAGCACTCGCACCAGCCGGGCCGCTGCTTGAAGTCGGAGGCGCGCAGCGTCAGCTCACTCACTGACCGTCTCGAAATCAGGCCCGGCCGGAGGCAGCGTGGGCGCGGTGCTCGCCACGATAGCGGCACGCGAGCGCAGCGCATCGAGGTGGAGCTGGCCCATGTTGAACTGGAGGTTGACCTGGGCGGCGTCGTTGCCGAACGTGGCCCGGTCGTACTTGCTCGCCATCCACTGGCGCATATCGGCTTGGGCCTTGGCCTTCGCAATGGCGTCGCGGTCCTCATCGGCGCCGTCGATCAGCTCCATCGCCTGCTCGACCAAGATGGGCGCACTGTCCTTCCGAGCCTGGGCGAGCGCGGCCTTCCGCTTGGGATCCGACGCCATCCAGCCCGAGAGCACGTTGACCGAGAGGTTGATCTCGGCGGTCTTACTGAGCTGGCGGGCGATCTCGGTCATGGGCTCACCGGCGGCGACGAGCGCGCACACCACGTCCTCGGCGGTGGCGCCGTCTCCGGCTTCCGTGGCGCGCCGGTTCAGCTCGGCGAGCATGAGTCTCTTCATCGGGCTACCGGCCATTTACATCCCGTTCCGGCGGCCGACCCATGCGAGCACGGCAATGGCGGCCAGGGCCACTCGCTCGAAGCGGAGCCCGGTCGTGGGGGTGGTGGGGAAGAGGAAGCCGAGGATCTTGGACTTGGGGCGGATGGGACAGTCCCTCGCGGGGTGCTGCCAGTAGGACTAGCTTGCGGAGGTGCTACCTGACTACGAGGGACGGCCTTGCGGAGCGAGGTATATCTCTATGTGCGGTTGGGCGGATTGGCCGATCTGTCGGTATATGGGGGTGCGGCGACTGCAGTCCTTCAAGATAACCCTTTCGGTCCCTCCAGGCCAGCCCCCTAATGTGAGCATCTGCTCACGAAGGCCAGACCTTCGGAACCCCCCGATCCAGCCCTTCGCGGCGTAAGTGCCGGTATTAGGGGGTGCCACTTAGCCCCTCTCTACCTACCTAAAACTACCTCTCCGAAGGGTTAACATCTAATTATCAGCTACTCTTAAGAAATACTGTAGTATACATACTACATATACCCCTATAGCACCGTTGATGTGGCAAAGTGCCCTTCGGACCCTTCGGCTCAAGCTAACATCTTCGAGCGCGCGAACATAGCTCCTTCGCCCCCGCGATTTGACCCTTCAGCCAGCCCTACGGGGCCCGCCGGGGTTGCGCCCCGCCTTGCATTCCGTACGGTAGGTACGCTATCCTCCCCGGCTCACCCTTCAGCGAAAGCGCCGAGCCATGCCCCCAATCGACTACCCTGGCGCCCGCCAGCGCCTCTACGTTGTCCGTGAGCTGCAGGACCAGTCCGCCGACGACATGCTCGGCTCCGGCTTCGTCCGAGGCACCTTCCTCGGCATCTACCGCGACCACACCCCGGAGGCCGCCATCCTGACCGCCCAGCAGGACCACCAGAAGTCTTTCGCCCGTGGTCCGGTCATCTGCACCGACCTGAGCGCCTGGGCCCGCCTGGTGTCCTTCGAGACCAGCACCGCCGTATGGGTCGTGCTCCACCCGGACGGCCAGATGGAATACGGCGCCCTCACCCTGGGATCGCCGGTCGTCACCGCCGCCCAGCGCGTCGTCCACCTCCGGCTCAAGACCGCCTAGGCAATCTGCGAATCTAACCCCGCCGCGTTTCGCATCTCCCGTGAGTAAATGTCGGCACATCGCCGGATCTGCCGACATTCGCTCCGGCACGCCCCCTGCCCTTCCCTCCGGTAACCATCACCCGGAGCCATCGTGTCTGAATCCGCACTGCGCTTGGTCCCCGACTATCTCCACCCGTTCGACCGTGCCACCGACAAGATCAAGCACCTCGGGCTAGAGGCCCAGCTCACGCTCCCCGAGGCGGCGGCGTTGCTCGATGTGTCGCCTTCCACGTTCGAGCGCCTCGCCATTCCTTGCACTCAATGGGCAGGCCGGTCACGCCGCTGGCGGTATGGCGCCATCTGCGAGCGGGCCCGCGACTTGGAGCGCGCCAAGCAGGGGGGTTGACTTCGGAGTCACCCCCTTGTAGTATTGGGTCAGGCGTACTCGACCCCTCGACCCGGAGCCCCCGATGACCGTCCGCATCCTCAAGGAAGGCGACCGCATCCACTACTCCGGCGACATGGCGAACGCCTCGGGCTGGTTCCGGCTGTACCCAACCCAGCAGGGCGTCGAGCTGATCGAGGAGTACGGGGACCGCCGGTTCACCATCACCCCCGCGCTGATCGGGGACGTGTACCAGGGCCATTGCTCGCCCCGGTTCGTCACCGAGGCCGCATACAACTGGTTCATGAACCATGAACGGGAGGCCAAGTGAGCCGGACGACCCGAGGCGGAGCTGAGATCGAGCACCCCGAGGCATATGCCCAGGCCATCAAGAACGCGATCCACGGCCGCGCCAGCGCCAAGCGCCTGCGCGAGTGGGACGCCGCGCACCCGGAGCTGGCGGCGTGGCTCACATGGACCGGGTTCGACCCCGAAGGCTCGCAGGGCGACGAATACCCTCTGCCCACGTACACGAAGCATCCCCTCGGGACCGCGCCCACCTTCGCGCTCAGGGCGCGCGGCGAGTGGGGCTCGCTCTCCCCGAAGGCCACCGAGCTGCTTCAGAAAATCTACGACGAGCGCACCGCCAACCTCGCCAAGCGGGCCGAGCAGCGCGCCGCCGAAGCCGCGAGCGCCGAGGCGTGGCAGCCGGGCCGCCAGATCGTCGAGGGCGAGATCGTCAGCGTGAAATTCGTTGCCGGGTGGGGCTACCACGCAGCCGACGTGAAGAAGATCCTCGTCAAGCGCGCGGACGGCAGCCGGATCTACCTCACCTGCCCCGCGAGCATCGAGCAGGTCGAGCGCGGCGCCCGCGTCCGCATCACCGTCACCGTCGAGCCGAAGGAAGGCGAGCCGACGTTCGCGTTCGGGTCGCGCCCGGCCAAGTCCTCGATCATCGTGGAGGCCAAGTGAGAATCACCGACATCCTCGTCGAGAACCACGGCAGCGTCGTCCTCCTGAACCCGGTCAGCGACGAGGGGCGGACGTGGCTCGACAACAACGTAGCCGCCGAGGGCTGGCAGTGGATCGGCGACGCCCTGGCGTGCGAGCCCCGCATGGTGGGCGCGGTGGTCGAGGGCGCCCGTAACGATGGACTGGAGGTAGCATGATCGCGGCCCTGCTACTCCTCATCTTGCTCGTGCTCGTGTTCGGCCCCGGCGTGCTGCTGGTGCTGCTCGGGCTGGTCGTGCTCGGCTGCATCGGATACGGCTGGTTCTCCGCCGCTGTGGCTCTGTTTGATATTCTGAGCGGGCGCCGTGCGGCGCGCGAGGCGGAGATAGCTGCGGTGTGGGCTGAGTACGACGCCAAGAAGGCCAAGTGAGCGACCTCATTATGTTCGGCGTGCTCTTCTACCTCTTCGGGTGGGTCGGGCTCGCCGTCTGGCTCGGCCTCCTTCTCGCGGCGTGGTACCTTGAGGCCGCGCGATGAGCGACCTCAAGCAGCGCGAGGAGTGGCTGAATAACGTCGCCATTCTCCTCCTGCCGGAATTCCAGAAGATCACGCCGGTCGAGGTGTACCCGAAATTCCGGGTGAGCTGCGGCTTCCCCTCGACCGGCAAGCGGGGCCGCCGGATCGGCGAGTGCTGGTATCCCGCCGCAAGTGCCGACGCCGTGCACGAGCTGTTCATCCATCCCGGCCAGGCCGAGCCGCTCGAAGTCGCCGCCATCCTCGCGCACGAGCTGGCGCACGTCCTCGCGGGCCCCGAGGCGAAGCACGGGAGAGACTTCAAGAAGCTGGTGAAGCCGCTCGGGCTCGAAGGGCGCGCCTGCGCCACGGTGCCGGGCGAGGCGTTTAAACTGCTCGTCGCCCCCATCCTCGAAGCGGCGGGCGCTTACCCGCACGGCGCGCTGACGCCTGGCGGTATCAGCAGCCGAGGGCCGAAGCAGACCACGCGCATGATTAAGGTGACCTGCGCGAGCTGCGGCTACACGCTGCGCGCGGCGCGCTCGTGGATCGAGCTGGGCGTGCCACAGTGTCCGAACCCGGAGTGCGACGACCACGGCGATGAAATGAGGGTCGCATGATCGACGTTAACGGGCACGAAGATATGGCGGAGCTGCGGCGCCGCTTCCTGCGCCTGGAGGAGGTAGTGCTGGCGCTGTGGCTGGGTACGGAAACGCGCGGCGTCTCTGAGATCGCGAACGAGTATTTCCGCGACTACCCGGATGCCACCCAATGACCATCTACGCTGACGGGCGCGGCGGCACCCTGATAATCGAACGCAGATTGGAAGGGCGTCGCCTCCGGCGGACCACTGGTCTGCCGGATACGCCCAAGGGTCGGCACACCGCCGGGCTGTGGGACAAGATGCTCGACACGCTCATTGAGGGCGGGCGCTCCGAGCTGGTCCGCGCCCTGGCCGATCCGAAAAGCGGCCTGTCCTTCACCGACGTATGGTCCCACTACCGCACCGGCGCCTGGAACCGGATCCCGAGCGCGGAGCACATGAAGCCGCTGTACGTGGCGGTGGCTGCCTGGCTGCCAGCGGCCCGCAAAGCGGGTGGGGCGCCCTTCTCCGCCTCGCACCGGGCGAGCGTCTCTCGGGCCTTCCTGGCGCTTGAGCGGCTGCGCCCCAAGGCCACGGTCGCCGACCTGCCCGCCGTGCTCCGCGACTACCGCGCGGACTGCGAGAAGCGCGGCATCGGCCGGACGTTCCGCAAGGCCAAGAACGCCGTGCAAGCGTTCCTCCGCGAGACGCAGGGCAAGCGGCGGTCGTTCCTGTGGGCCGAGTGCAGCGACATTGCGGACGTGCCGCACGAGCGCCACGTCACGGCGGCCCTCACCGTCACCCGCGCCCGCGAGATCGCCGACAAGCTGAGTGAGCCCCACCGGCGGATCTGGTGGTCGCTGTGCATCACCGGGATGATGCCTGACGAGCTGTGGGGCGGGAAGTGGAAGGTCGGCGAGGGCGTACGGATCGGCGGCACGAAGACTGCGTTCCGTCGCCGTACGGTGCCCCTCATCGAGGCGCCGACCGCGCCCGAGCGCCAGTACAAGGCGTTTCGCGTCGCCCTCAAGGCGGTGGACGACAGCTTGACGCCGTACGTGGCCCGCCGGTGTTATGGTCACTGGCTGGAGGAGGCCGGGATCCACCCCACCCGCGTGCGGATCTACATGGGGCACGCCATCAAGGACACCACCGGGCTGTACACCGATCACGACGTGACCCCGCACCTAGCGCCCGACGCGGCGCTGCTGCAAGGTTACATCGGGTTCGAGGCCCCTCGACTGGAGGTAGTGGCGTGAAGATCAAGAGAACCGCGCTCATGGCCGTCCTCGAACAGCAGATGCGCGACGGTGCCGACGAGGGCGAGGACGCCGCGAGCTGGAGCATGGAGGAGGGCATACTGCTGACACGCCGCGAGGCCCGGTTCGTCGTCGAGGAGCTGCACCGGCTGGAGGGCTTGGAGAAATGACCTGGCTGCGGAAGCTGTGGCGGGACATCTGGCACCCCGAGGCCGAGATCGAGGGGCTGAAGACGCTGCTCGCGAAGCGGGTCGGCAGCTACGACACCGCCACGATGCACGAGGTGCGGATCGACCGCGAGACCCTGCTGGGCGCGCGGCGCCTGAACGAGGTGTGCGGCGAGCTGGTGCAAAACGTCGATGGTTCGACGTGGCGACTGCCCCCGCGCTCCCCCGAGAATTCCCCCGAGGGCACCGAGCCGGAAACGCCTAAGTCGTTATGAGGGCGGTGGGACTCGAACCCACGACCTAGGGATTAAAAGGGCTGAGGCCGCGCGCACCAGGCGCGTTCGCAGCGCGTCACCCGAGGGAAACGGCCAGCCCCGCGCTGCGCGTCGTCCCACGGGGCCGCAGGGGATTGGGGCAACGTCCCCCGAGAAGTCCCCCGATGGGGGTTGACTCCACAGTCATCCCATAGTATCTTGAAATCACGTAGCACGGAGTCGTCCCGACAGGGCGGCATCCAAGACGACGGAGCAGGGCGCCCGGTGCGATGTAAGGGACGACCGGGACTACCAACGCCGCGCCAGGTTCGGGCGCAAACCCCCTTGAACATGACGGTCCCCCGCTAAGGCGCAACCCGCGCCTGTGGGAAACTTCAGAGAGGAGGACGTGTGTCCACGTCTAGCCCTGTCCCGGCCGCTTCGCAGCTCCGGGGAGAGATCGAGAATGTTCTCGCCCGCAAGATCGACGGCGTCACCGTCGCAGGCACTGTCACCTGGCTCACGACCGAGCTGGGCGGGTCCGGCAAGGGCGCGCTCGATGCGGTCGGCACCGAGCTGATTCGGATGCAGCAGGACGGTCTGGTCACCGTTCGCCAGCTCAAGAGCGGCGAGTGGCTGTGGAAGCTGACCGACAAGCACTTCACGAAGTGGCAGGCTCTCGCAGGTCCGCAGGCCAACCTCAACCCCAGCCGCAGGAGCAACTAATGCTCGTCGATCTCTACGAAGTTTCGCCGCTCACCCGGAAGCGTACCGGGCCGCCGGTCGGTGTGAACCCGGCCCACGTCGTGCTCGTGCGCCCCTACGTGAGCGCCAACGACGCCGATGCCCAGGCGTTCGCGACCGAGGTGACGCTCGCGGTCGGCGGCAAGCTGACCGTGGACGGCGCCGCCACCGAAATCAAGAAGCTGCTGAACGCCGCCGGAGGTGCTCGGTGAAGCCCGCCGCGCTCCAGTACACCCGCCCCGAAGCGTGGCGCGTCATCGCCGACGCTTACGAGCTGAAGATCGCGACCGGCGACGTGAGCCGGGCGGGGGATGGTCGCAGCCTCACAGGCTGCGGGCTCTGCTGGGCCGTCGCGCAGCTCGCAGTGCGCGGCCAGATCTCGGGCCGGACGTGGGCGACAATGGGAAGCCAGATCGACCGCCTGCTCGCCGAGCGGGACCAGTCGGATCTCGTCCGGCATGGCGCCGGTTTCCTCGCCGACTACGACGCCGAGGGCGACAGCCTGCGTGTCATGTTCGCAACGCTGCTCTCCGAGGTGCGCTACTAATGCTCACCACCTCCCAAGCCTGGGCCAAGATCGCCGAGGCATACGAGCGGAAGATTTTCACTGGCAAGAAGACCTCACTGACCGAGTACGGCCTCTGCCATGCGGTCGATGGTCTCCAGCGCGAGGGGGAGATCGAGTCGTTGGTGTCCCTCCAGATGGAGACGCAGATAGCGGAAGCGAAGGCCGACAAGATCGCGGGGATGGGGGAGGAGTGGAAGCCCTGGACGTTCGATGGCAGCGCGCATGACCCCGTGTACCTCTGGCCGTACAACGCCGAAGGGGACCAGAACCGCGCCATCCTCGCGCAGCTTTTCAGCGAGGTGACCGCGTAATGCTCACCATCCAGATCATCGACACCGAGACGGGCGTCTCCGCCATCGCCGAGATCCCCGGCGCCCACGCCCCGGCGTTCCGCTCCGCCGTCACCGAGCAGCGCAACGAGCTGGGCGAGCGCCTGGCCGGGGCCCACAACTACGGCAAGGAAGACGCTCTCACGAAGGCCGCGTCGGCGTTCGGCATCTTCGCTGGTGCCCTCAACCGCGTCGTTCTCACGGAGGATCGCGACTATGCGTAAGGCCAAGCCGAAAGTGACCATCACCCTGACGTTCACTGGCAACCAGACGCAGGTCATCAAGGTGCTGCGCGCCATCTCGAAGGTGACCGCATGAGCACCTCCGCCATGATCGTCGAGGCGAAGCGCGCCGGGTTCGTCGCCGGGGCGCAGGCCGCCACGAAGGGCCGGTGGAGCGTCGCCAAGCAGCGCGCCTCTGTGCTCCGCGCCATCGAGCTGTTCCCAATGCCGACCTTCGTGCGACCGCGCGTCATTCGCACGCCGAACAACAACCCCTCGACCCGCTCGCGCTTCTCGTGGGTCGAGCACCGGGTGCTCGATGGGAAGCTGGAGTACCGGATGCCGCCGCAGATGCAGGGCGGCGCCCACGCGCGCTACGGCTACGGGCAGAACGACCGGGTGGTGAGCTACGACAACGCCTGGAAGCCGCAGTGGAACACGACCGAGGAGTCGCTGCACGCCATGCTCGACCTGTTCGCCAACCCGACCGAAACGGTGGAGGTGGCATGAGCAGCTTCTTCTCCACCTCACAGGCCACGAGCCGGGGCAAGCGGGTCCGGCTCCCGGCCCACATCCCGAGCAACGACGTGGACACCAGCCAGGCGGCGGCGCGGTCGCTCGCGGGCGTCGCGGAGACCCTGACCGAGAAGGTGTACGCCTTCGTTGAGGCCCAAGGCGACGCAGGCGCGACCTGCGACGAGGTGGAGATCGCGCTCGGCCTTCGCCACCAGACCGCCTCGTCGCGGATGTGGGATCTCGAAGGCAAGGCTCGGCTACGGAAGACCACGGCGACGCGCGAGGCGCGCTCGGGCCGCCAGGTCCGCATCTACGTCGTAAATCGCCTGCCGGAGGCGGGCACCTGATGCCCATCACCTACACCGGCCGCCTGGTGGACATCGACGGCCCGGCGGCCCCGAGCCTCATCGACATCGCCATCGGCCTGTCGCGCCAGCCCCGCTTCGGCGGGCAGACCGGCCGATGGTGGAGCGTGCTCGACCACAGCCTGTTCTGCGACGAGCTGGTCCGCGCCATGCTGGCTGAGAAGGGCTACCCGCTGGTCCTCGGCGCCTACGACGACGAGGAGAGCCTGCGGCGCTGCCGCCTGGCGGTCCTGCTGCACGACGCGCACGAGGCCCTGACCGGAGACGTGCCCACGCCGCTCAAGACGCCCGACTTCAAGGTCATGCAGCAGCAGCTCGACGTGCGGATCTTCGACGCCTTCTTCCCCGGCGGCTACGGGTACTACAGCACCGACACCCACTTCGTCGTCAAGGACGTGGATCGGACGGCGCTGTCGGCGGAGGCGTGGACGTTCCTGCCCCACGGCACCGAGGTGATCTCCCGCCACTTCCGCGCCCCGACCGACGCGGCGATGAAGACCCTTGGGTGCTACCTCGACGAGGACTACGCCGCCAACCCGCCCATGTACGGCGAGCAGGAGGATCACGCCGGGGTGCAGGAGTACCTGCATCGGATGCTGGAGCTGCTGTGAGCCGGGGCTGGTGGCACACCGCGCTGCCCCTGAGCCTGGCTCTGTGGCTCCTCGGGGCCCTGGCGGTCGCCTGCGGGCGGCCGGAGCCCGTGGTGGCCCGCTGGGAGCCCCGCGAGGCCCTTCCGATGACGGGAGGCACCAATTTCACCTACCCCGTATGGAGCTGGTGGAGGGACGAGCCCCGGCCGAAGCTGCTAGGGGGTTGACTCCTGCAGCAATTGGCACTATCTTGAATAGCTCGGGCTAACGCCCGCCTCATTCACAGTAGTGCGAAATGCCGAGGAGCACATGGAAGTCAAGCTAGGGAAAGAGTACGTCCCCGACCTGCTGAAGCGCCTGAAGCGCGAGGACATCTCCCACAAGGGGCTGTCGCGAGAGATGGGCATCGACCCGGCGCAATTCAGCCGGTGGGCGAACGGCCACATCCAGCCGGACGTGAACAGCATCATCAAGATCGAGCGGACCATCGCGAAGATCCTCAAACGGCGGGGCCAAGCATGACCCCGTGAGCGACCACAGCATCCCGGCCCCTCGCCCGTCGTTCATCGCCTACGCCATCGTAGACGTGGCAACGACCCCGCCGACTCCGGTTGGCGTCAAGATGTCCCGCAGTGATGCCCGCACCGAAGTGAACGAGAGCCCGTTCCGCGATACGCTTCGCATCCGCCGCGCACGAGTCCAGCTCTATCAATCGTAGTACCCACAGGCCGCACCCCATAAGGGGCTCCATCGTGTTCACCCTCCTGTTCATCCTCATCGCCTTCGTCGGCGGCGTGGTCCTCGGCTCGGCCGTCGAGAAGCACGTCTCGGATGTGTTCGAGTACGGCGCCGACCGCGCGCTCTCGTTCGGCACCCACCTCTGGTCAACCGTCCGGCACTTCGCCGAGGATGTCTGGCACGTCTACACCGGCAAGGCGAGCTAACGATGTTCGCCTCCAAGGAAATCATCCTCGGCCGCTTCGCCTTCGCGGCCACGTTCAGCACCGACGACTGGCGCTTCCTGCCGAGCGGAATCTTCCGCAGGGGCTGGGGCGTGGTCGTCCTCTCCTTCGGCCCGTTCCACGTCTCCGTCGATTGGGTGGGGGGCTACTGACCATGTACCAAGTCGTCGCAGTCGGAGGCGGCATCGACCGCCAGCTCCTCACCTCGCTCCCGACGAAGATGCGCGCGAAGGACTACGCCCTCAACGTGAACGCCTATGAGACCGAGGTCGTCAACGACCACACCGGCCTGCTGGTCGGTCGCGTGGACGAGCACGGCACCTGGCACGAGCAGACCAAGCCCGCCCGGCGGGAGATCATCATTCCATGATCTCCTTCGGCTGGAATTGGCAGATCCTCGCCACGCCGTCCGTTCATATCGGATGGCTCTGGCCCTCGCAGTGTGGCTGCGGCCACGGCCACGTCGAGATCCACATCTACGCCGGGCCGTTCCGGCTGGAGATGGGGCTGTGAACGGCGCCCGCAGGGCCGCTCTCGCTCGACTCTTCGAGAAGTACGTCGCGCGGGCGTTCCCCGGCATCGGTGGCCTGGCGAACCCGCATCACGCCGCTGGCCGCAGCCGCACCGGCGGGATCCCGTGGGTCGGCCGGAAGCGGAAGGCATCGCGATGACCGTCCCGCGCTCGCGCAAGCTGGCCCGGCGGCGGTCGCTGCCCTCGGTGCCGCTCCACTGGCAGATCGAGCTGGTCGGCGGGCTCTGCTTCCTCGCCTGGGCTCTCCTGGCCACCTACCTCGTCGCTGGCCTCTGCTACGCGCTCGCGCAGCTCACGCTGTGGGTGATGGCGTGAGCGACCCCCGCCAGCTCGGCATCCCCGACCCCCGGCCGTTCGGCCCGCGCCCCCAGGTGCTGCGCGGTAACTGCTACGTCACGAGCGAGGCGCTATTCCACCTGCTCGGAGGCCGTGCAGCGGGCTGGAAGTCGATGAACGTCCGGCACGAGGGCGACTCCCATTGGTTCCTGCGCCACGACAGCGGCATCATCCTCGATGCGACGGCGGCGCAATTCAAGCGCACGCCGCCCTACGCCAAGGCAGTCGGTCGCGGCTTCCTCACCAGGCAGCCGTCGAAGCGGGCGAGCGCGCTCATGCAGGCGCTCGTCTGGCAGGCGGCAGCATGAAGCCGGAATACTACTTCATCGGCGTCATCATTGCCCTGCAGCTCGGCGCGTGCGGCGTCTACCTCGGCCGCCGCGAATGGGCTGACGCCCTCTCGTGGATCGCCATCGCGGTCGCGAACGCGGCGTGGGTCTGGAGGCGCTGGGCATGAGCCCCGAGGCCGCCGCGCTCCAGCTCCGCAAGTGGACCCCCGAGGAGAAGCAGAGCGTCATTGATCTGCGTGAGCAGGGACGCGGGCCGCTCGCCATCGCGAAGACGACCGGCATCCCGCTGGCCCAAGTGAAGTTTTGGGTCTACGGCCCCCGGATGAAGGCGACGAAGAAGCGGACGCAGAGCGCCAACAGCGCCGAGAATAGCAAGCGCGGCTACTACCGGACGAAGTACAACGACTGGTACTCGTGGAAGGCCAGCACGCTGCGCTCGGGGTTCTTGTCTCGCCTGCGGAAGCTGGAGCGTGCGACCAACGAGGTGCCCGCCACCTCCGAGATCAAGGCGTGGCTGGTCGAGCAGCCGATGGCGTGCGTCTACTGCGGGAAGGAAGTGACCGAGGCCACGGCGGGCGTCGATCACGCCATGCCCCTGAGCCGCGACGGGCACCCCGGCCTCGTCAATCTCCGACTCTGCTGCCGTGGGTGCAACATGGTCAAGGGCGCGCTCGATGAAGCGGAATATCGCGCGCTCCTCGGGCTCATCGCCGGATGGAACGACGGAGGCAAGTCCCTCCAGGCTCGTCTGAAGCGCGGCTTCATCGGGCGGGCGAGTGGCTAGGACGAAGGCGCAGATCGAGAAGGCCCAGGAGCGCGCGGACCTGCAGAAGGTCAGCATCATCTGGATCGGCATCGCCGCGACCGAGGCGAATCTCCAGCGGCTCGGCGCCCTGCTGCTGTTCGCCGACAGGGTCGAGATCAAGGCGCCGGTCGAGCTGGGTCCGCTCCCTTGGGAGGATCCGACCGACCCGCGCTATCAGCAGATCCCCGAGCTGGAGGTGGACTACGAGGTGGTGAAGCGCAGCATCGCGAAGCACCTGTCGGCTTACGTCAAGATTCACGGGGAGGAGCGCGCTCGCGCTGTCCTGAATTCGTTCGGCGCCCCGCGACTGTCCTCCGTCCCCCAGGAACAGCTCATCCCGCTCAACGCCGCGCTCGAAGCGGCGCTACAGGCTGAACCCAAGAGAGCAACCGAATGAAAGTGGAGCTGCGGATCAACGATGTAACCGAGATGGACCTGCTGCGGGAGTCGCTCGTGAAGATCGAGAACCTCCGCAAGGCTCGGCACGCGGCGGAGGCCGCGAAGTGGGATGCGGAGATCTACGCCGCGAACGGCGGCGCCGAGGAGACGAGCCCGACCAACGCTTTCGGCAACACTTACCCCCCGTTCACTCACGGTGAATACATCATCGTCCCCACGGAAATCGTTACCGATCTCTCCGGCGCTCAGGTCGAGGTGGAGATCCATCCCGACGAGATCCGTGCCCGGCAGACCGAGGCCACCATCATCGACTTCGCCGCGAAGCAGATGGCTGCGACCATCCGCGCCGACCAGGCGGCGGTGAAGCCGGAGACGATGGAGACCGCGCTCCGCGCCTACGCCCTGAAGCACGGCCTGGGCGGCGCCCGCGCGCTCCTCGACAAGGTCGGCATCTCGCAGCTCGGCAAGGCCACGCCGGAGCAGCTCGCGGCGCTGGCGGCGGAGATCGGGGCGTGAGGCGGCCCATGAAGTCCACGACCTTCGAGGCGGCCATGAGTGCGCTCCGGCGTGGCAAGCCGATTCGTCGGCGCGCGTGGCACCACGAGAGCCGGATCTTCCGCCTGGGGTCCGACGTGTTCGTGAAGCTGCCGAACAGCATGGAGCGCGGCCCCTCGGTGTGGCGCCCGTACCCGCAGGATTTCCTGGCGACCGATTGGATCGTGGCGCGCGCATGAGATTCCGCAAGCGGCCCGTCGTCATCGACGCCGAGCAATTCCTCGCCCCGCCGGGGTTCGTCCCCGAGGGCATGAAGCTGTGGCCCGACGAGCAGGGCAACGCGCCCCGCGATATGAGCTGGGGCTACATCGACACGCTCGAAGGTCGGATGCACGTCCAGCACGGCGACTGGATCATTACCGGCGTGAAGGGCGAGAAGTACCCCTGCAAGCCGGACATCTTCGCGCTGACCTACGAGCCAGCCGAATGAGCAGCGTACCCGAGAAGGCCCACAGCGAGCTAGGCGCCAGCGTGTCGTCGCGCTGGATGGCGTGCCCAGGTAGCGTCGCGCTCTCGCGCGGGCGGCCCAACTACGCCACCGAGCACAGTCGCGCGGGCACGGCGGCTCACGCGGTCGGCGAGCTGGCGCTCCGCAAGGGGCTCGACCCGGATACGTGGATCGGCACCACGCTCGAAGGCGTGAAGGTGGACGAGGAGATGGCCGCAGCCGTCGCCGTTTACACGAGCTACTGCCAGAGCCTCATGCGGCAATCCACGCAGTGGTGGATCGAGCACCGCTTCACCCTGGCCGAGCTGAACCCGCCCGGCCCGATGTTCGGGACGTGCGACTTTGCGGCCTACGGCGCAGGCGCCCGCGAGCTGGAGATCGTGGACTACAAGAACGGCTCCGGCGTCGTGGTCGAGGTGAGGGGCAACAAGCAGCTAAGGTACTACGCCTTGGGAGCTGTGCTGTCCCTCGGCAAGGGCATTCAGATCGACACCGTCAAGATGACCATCGTGCAGCCGCGCGCGAGTCACCCGGACGGGGTTGTTCGGAGCGAGACGATTGATTATCTTGATCTCCTCGCCTTCGCGGGTGAGCTGATGGAAGCCGCCCGCGCCACGCTCGACCCAGCAGCTCCGCTCCATCCCGGTTCTCATTGCAGGTTCTGCCCGGCCTCGGCCGTCTGTCCCGCGCAAGCGGCGCAGGCCCAGGCACTCGCCCAGGTCGCGTTCGCCGACCTGCCGGTCGAAGGGCCGCCTGCACCGGCGGCGCTCGACCCCGAGACGTTCGCCGACATGCTCGGCAAGCTGCACATCCTCGAAGAATGGGCCGCCGCGATGCGCGCCCACGCCTTCAACGAGATGAAGGCAGGCCGCCCGATTCCCGGCTTCAAGCTGGTGGCCGGACGGCAGGGCAACCGGCAGTGGTCGAGTGAGAAGGAAGTCGAGAAGTGGCTGTGGGACGAGAAGGGCCTGCGCGAGGACGAGATGTACAAGCCGCGCACGCTGAAGAGTCCCGCGCAGATCGAGAAGTCGCTCGGCAAGGGCAAGGCGGGTCAGGCGGCGGTCGAGCCGTTCGTGAGCCGCAGCGAAGGTCAGCCGGTGATGGTGCGCGAGGATGACCCGCGACCCGGCCTGGCGCTCGCCGCAGGAGACGCCTTCGCGGCTCTGCCGTCAGGCGAGTAGGACTGCTGCCCCTAGCCACTCCCGCCACAAACTTTTCGGAGGGCGGTGATGCGACGGTCATGGCGTTTCTAGGGCGACCATGAAAGGCACCGGCGGTTCCTAGTGCAAAGGGAACAAGCGCGGCACTCTGGTGAGCGCCCCGACCGCCACCCCCCCGCAGTACAAATCCCAAACAGGAAAGGCCCCGCGAAAGAGAACAACCGCATGAGCAAGGATGAGCTGCTGGTCGTCACCCCGAAGGCGATTCTGTCGTATCCGCACCTCGATGTTCCGCAGGCCCCGCACAACAACCAGCCCGGCAAGTCGAAGTACAGCGCGACCCTCGTCTTCCCCGAGGGCACGGACCTGTCCGCACTCCAGACCGCCGTGATGAAGGCGGGCGAGGAGAAGTGGCCGGGCAAGTTCACCGAGATGCTGCGCGTCGGCGCGGTGCGCTCGCCGTTCCGCAAGGACGCCGAGGCCAAGGGCTACGCCCCCGGCTCCGTCTTCCTGAACGTCCGCTCGGAGCAGAAGCCGGGCGTCGTGTACCTGCACGCGGGCGCCGACAAGAAGCCCGCCGTCGTGCCGGACGCGAAGATCAAGGAAGACCTGTATCCGGGCGCGTTCGTTCGCGCGCAGATCCGCGCCTTCTCGTACGACAGCAACGGGAACAAGGGCGTGTCGTTCGCCCTGAACAACATCCAGAAGCTGGCCGATGGCGACAGGCTCGACAACCGCCAGGCCGCGACCGACGCTTTCGAGGCGGATCTCTCCGCAGCTCCCGCCGACATCTCCGCTCTCCTGTAGTCCCTGCCGTCCCACAGTGGGGGCCGTCGATTCGTCGGCGGCTTCCAGCCGGAGGCGCAATGTTTGCCTGCTATCGGTTCCTCCCACCCCAAGACTCCTCGCGCTAAGACACGCCCGACCCCGAAGGATCTCGCCTGGGCGGCGGGGTTCCTCGAAGGTGAGGGACATTTCAGCGCATACAAACGCGCCAGCATCGAGGCCGGGCAGAAGCGGCCGGAGACGCTGCGGCACCTGCAGGCTCTCTTCGGAGGCCGGGTCACCAAGTGCAAGACGCGCGACCTGTATCTCTGGCGCGTCTACAGCACGCGAGCGCGGGGCGTAATGCTCACGCTCTACGGGATGATGTCGCGCCGCCGCCAGGCGCAGATCCGCGCGGCGCTGTGACCTCCCTCTCAATCGACTTCGAGACTCGCGCCACATTCGACCTGCGCGCGGGCGGCGTCTACCCCTACGCCATGCACAAGGACACCGGCATCTGGTGCTTCGCCTGGGCGTTTGACGGCGAGGAGCCCGCAATCTGGACGCCGGGCATGGCCCTTCCCGAGCGCATCATCGACCACATCGAAGCGGGCGGCGAGATGCGCGCGTGGAACGCAGCCTTCGAGCGCATCGTGTGGCGCTACGTCCTGCCCCGCTACTTCGACGAGGGCTGGTTCATCCAGCCGAAGATGGAGCAGTGGGTATGCAGCGCGGCCGAGGCGGCGGCGATGTCCCTGCCGCGCTCGCTCGACCAGGCCGCCGCCGTCACCGGCGTCGCCGAGCAGAAGGACAAGAGCGGCTACGAGCTGATGATGCGGATGACGCGGCCCCGCAAGATCGTGGTCGAGCGCGAGAACGGGCGCATCGTCCACGAAGAGATCACTTGGTGGGACGTGCAGGACCGGAAGGACCGCCTCTTCGAGTATTGCAAGCAGGACGTGCGTACCGAGCAGGCCATCGTGAAGGTGCTTCGGCGTCTCACCCCACGGGAGCGAGAGATTTATCTGCTCACCGAGCGGATGAACGACCGTGGGATCCGCGTAGATAGACCGCTCGTGCTCGCGGCGAAGGAAGTCGCGGACGAAGGCATCCAGCGGGCGAACGGCGTGCTCCGCGAGATCACCGGCGGCGCGGTCACCGAGGTGACGAAGACCGGCCAGCTCAAGAAGTGGCTCGGGGAGCAGGGCGTCCCGAACCACAGCGTCGCCAAGGCGGCGGTGCGCGAGCTGTTGGAGAGCGACCTGTCCCCCGAGGTGCGAAAGGTCATCGAGCTGCGCGCCGACGCTGGGCGGTCGAGCCTGGCGAAGCTGGATTCGATCCTCGAATGCCTCTGCGAGGATGACTACATCCGGGGCCTGCTCCTCTACCACGGCGCCGGGACCGGCCGGTGGACGGGCCGCCTGTTCCAGCCACACAACCTCCCCAAGCCGACGATCAAGCGGGCGGAGTCGTTCATCGACGCCGTGCTCCGCCACGCCTACGATGAGATCGACCTGTTCCACAATCCCATCGAAGTCATCATGGCGCTGCTGCGGCCGATGCTCACTGCGAGCCCCGGCTGTCGCCTGCTGCGCGCGGACTACGCCACCATCGAGGTGCGCGTGCTGTCCGTGCTCGCGGGCCAGGACGACGACGTGCAGCGGTTCCTCCGGGGCGAGGATGTCTACAAAGCGATGGCGACGGCGCTCTACAACATCCAGCTCGCGGACGTGAACGGCGACCAGCGGCAGACCGGCAAGTTTGCGGTGCTCGGCTGCGGCTACGGCATGGGCGCGAAGAAGGCCGTGTCGGCGGCGAAGACGATGTATCAGCTCGATCTCTCCGACGACGAGGCGAAGCGCATCGTCACCCTCTACCGCACGACGCACGACAAGGTCGTGGACTTCTGGAACGAGAGCAACTCCGCCGCCATCGAGGCGGTCGAGAAACCTGGCGTGCCCGTCGTCTTCGGCGCGCTCCGCAACCTCACGTTCCTCTGCGCGGGTTCGTACCTGTACCTCATCCTGCCCGCCAAGCGCCCGCTGGTCTACCCGGCGCCGAGGATCGTCGAGCGGAACACGCCGTGGGGCGGCACTGCGCCCGGCGTCGAATTCAGCGGGGTCAACCCCGTCACCCGGCAATGGGACCGCAGCACGCTCTACGGCGGATTGATTGTCGAAAATATCGTGCAGGCCGTGTCGAGAGATCTCATGGCCGACGCGAAGCTGGCGCTCGAAGCGGCGGGCTACCCCGTCAACCTGAGCGTTCACGACGAAATCGTGGCGGATGTTCCGCTCGGGTTCGGCAGCATCGAAGAATTCAAGCGGATCATTGAGACCCCCCGCGCGTGGGCACAGGGTTGGCCGATCAAGGCCGAACCCGTCGAGGGCCCACGCTATGGGAAGTGAGCCGCGTAAGCACTTCCCGATAGCCCCGGTAGAGCGACAAGAGGAGAACGGAGACCCGCACGTGTGCCGCCGGGGGCACAATCAGTGGCGCTACGTCCAGCGTACTCGCGGCAACGCTTTCGAGTGCTACGAGTGCCATCTCGTCAAAGACAAGCTGCGGCACCAGGGGCTGCGCGCGGCCGAGCTAGAGGCGGCAGTTGAAGCGCATTTCTCCGCCCTGTCCGCGCCGCCAGAGGTGGAGCCGCCGCAGGTTTCGCAGCAGGCGGCGCCGGAGGATACGCACAAGGTACGCGACGGAGTGAAGGCTCGGGGAAGTTGGCAAGCGGTCTTTCGTGAGGAGCTGGGCGCGCTATGGGGATACGAGGACGCCATCCTCGGCGGCGGCATCCCCTGGGAAATGATGACGGCGAGCCACACCAAGCCGGTGAAGTTTTGCTCCCCCGCCGAGGCGGTGAACATCTACAACGGGCTTCCGCTCACGAAGCACCTCGACCATATGCTCAACGATGGTTGGCTGACGATCCTCCCTGATTGGAGCGTGATTATCTGCCCGCATTTCGGGGCCACCGCAGTTAAGAAATTGGGCCTCGCGCCAGGAATGCGGCTTCGTCGCGTCTTCCCTGAAAGCGCGCCGTTCTTCGCCTATCACCGGGAGTACATCTATAAGGGGACGCTGTGAGCAACGCCGAACGCCTCTTCAATGCCGGGTTCCACGATCTTATCCCCGTAATTCCCCCAGGCGCTCCGCTCGCGCCGACCAGCAAAATCTCGGTGGCGTCGCTCGGCAAGACGCCCGGCCGTCGCCTCGACAACGGTCTGTGGGTCGGGCTGAATTGGCGGGCACTCCAGGCCACCGCCGAGGACGTGAAGCTATGGGGCCAGTGGGGCGCGAACGTCGGGCTCAAGGCCGCCCGCTTCCCCGGCGTGGACATCGACTGCGCCGACGAGGGGCTTGCTGTGATGATCGAACAGGCCGCCTTCGCACAGCTCGGGCAGGCGCCCGTGCGGATCGGCAACCCGCCGAAGCGGCTGCTGCCCTACCGGCTCGCAGGCGAGCCGTTTACACGGATGCGCCTGGTGCTGAAGCGCGGCGACAAGCAGTACCTCGTCGAGATTCTCGCGGCGGGGCAGCAGTATCTCGTAGCGGGCGTCCACCCGACCACGATGCTGCCCTATTCGTGGAGCTGGGATCCCGCCGACATCGGAGTGGAGGAGGGGCTCGGCGCAATCACCCGCGCGCAGGCGGCGCAGTTTCTTGACTACCTCGCCGAGACGCTGGGGATGCTCGGCTACGACTGCACGCGCATCGGCGATGGTTCGCCGGAGACCCGCACGGCGCGCTCGAATCAAGGCAACCTCGAAGCGCCGAGCATCGAGGAGCTGCGCGCGGCGATGGAGCTGATCCCGAACGACGACCTGTTCCCCGGCTACCCGGAATTCATAAAGATGCTGCACGCCGTACGGGCGGCGGCGGGCGCCGAGGAGGAGGACGGGTACGAGATCATGGCGGCGTGGGCGCAGAAGCGGAACAACGGGGAGGGCCCCTCGGTGAAGGGGGAGAGCGTTCGGAGCCTCTGGCGGCGAACCACGGGCCCGTTCTCGGTCGGCTGGAGCTGGATCGCTGAGTTGGCGCGTCCGCACGGCTTCAACGACGCGCCCTTCGGCACCGAGGGCGAGGCGCCGTCCACCAGCCCCACGTTCGCCGAGGCGAACGACGCGGCGGTCTACCTCTCCGATCAATGGCTGGCGCTGCGCGTCGTCGAGGCCGCAAGCGGCGTCCTCCGGTACGTGCCCGCGCAAGGGCGCTGGCTCGTGTGGGAAGGTGGGCGCTGGAGGCCCGATACCGGGCTCTTGGCCGAGGACACCGTGAAGCGCGAGCTGCGGAAGATCGCGGCGAAGATCGCCTGCATGGGCGCCACCAACAAAGAGAAGGAGGCGTTCATCGGGGCGGCGAAGGGTATCTGCTCGGGCGCCAAGGCGGCGGCGGTGCGCGTGCTCGTGCAGAGCGACCGGCGGATCGCCGTCGCGGTCGAGGCGCTCGACCATGACAAGTGGACCCTCAACACCCCGGCCGGGATGGTGGATTTGAAGACCGGCGCCGTCATGCCCGCGCACCCCAACGCCCTCTGCACCAAGAGCACGTCGGTGGCGCCCGACTCCACCGCGACCCCGGCCCTGTGGCTCCGGTTCCTGCACGAGGCCACCGGCGGCGATGTCGAGCTGGTGGCGTACCTGCAGCGCCTCGCGGGCTACTGCCTCACGGGCTCGACCGAGGAGCAGGTCTTCGCCTTCCTGTATGGGCCGGGCGGCAATGGCAAGGGCGTGTTCCTCAAGACGCTCCTGCGGATCCTCGCCGACTACGGCTACAGCGCGCCGATGACCACGTTCGTGGCGTCGTCGATGGAGAAGCACCCGACCGAGATGGCGGCCATGTGCGGCGCGCGGATGGTGACGGCGAGCGAGACGCAGGCCGGGCGGCGCTGGGACGAGGCGCGGGTGAAGGGCCTGGTTGGCGGCGACCCGGTCACCGCGCACTTCATGCGCCAGGATGACTTCACGTACTACCCCACGTTCAAGCTGCTGTTCGCGGGCAACCACAAGCCGGAGGTGCGGGATCTCGACGCGGCGATGCGGCGGCGGATCCACCTCGTGCCGTTCGTCGTCACGCCGAAGGTCATCAACAAGCGGCTGGAGGATGAGCTGGAGAGCGAATGGCCCGCCATCCTCGCGTGGATGGTGCAGGGCTGCCTCGCGTGGCAGAACGGCGGTCTGGCGGCGCCCGCGAGCGTGCTCGCCGCCACCGCGACCTACTTCGAGGAAGCCGACCCGGTCGGACAGTGGCTCAACGAGAACACCGACCCGGCGCCCGGCGAGTGGATCGAGATCACGGCACTGTACGACTCGTGGAAGGAATGGGCGAATCGGCGCGAGGAGTACGTCGGCAAGGTCGCGCGGCTCGGCCAGATACTCGTGGCGCAGAAATACCCGAAGCGGAAGCACCCCACCAACCGCCGCTCGGAGATCGGCGGCCTCAAGATCGTCAAACGGGAAGACCCCTTGAAAGGGATGACAGCCTAATGTTCGACGCAAATAAATTCGGAAGCCTGGGGATGGGCGGCATGATCGCCCCGCCGCACGAGACCTTCCCGCAGATCGTCGTCAACACCCCGATGCCGAGCCCGCTGCCGTCCGGCAAGCAGGACCGCAAGAACCTCCCGATGGCGGCCGGGCTGCTCGACTACTTCCCGGCGGCCCTCGCGGCGGTGGCTCACGTCTCGAAGATCGGGAACGACCAGCACAACCCCGGCCAGCCGATGCACCACGCGCGGGGCAAGTCGATGGATCACGCCGACTGCATCATTCGCCACCTCATCGAGCGCGGCACCGTGGACGACGCCGGGACGCCCCAGGAGGCGCTGCACAGCGCCAAGCTGGCCTGGCGCGCCCTGGCGCTCCTGCAGGAGGAGCTGGAGGCCGCCGGGGCCCCGCTGGCCCGAGGCGCGCGGATCTACCTAGGGGGTTGACTCCTCCGGCAATTGACGCTATTATCAACACTCCTAGCGGGGGCGCCCCTGCGTAGTCCTACCGCAGGTCTTGCTAGGAGGGTGCAAGATGGTGCGTAATCGGAAGGGATTGGCAGTCCTGGCTCTGATATGGCCCCTGTGGGTCACGTTGGCGCTGATCGCCGGTACCCTCATCGAGTTCGGGGCGATGTTCTACGATCTCGCCGTGTGTCACGACTGTGGGGGGTTCGCAGGGAACGGTGACGGGGGCCGGTTCTAGGCTAGGCCAGTTGCCGGGGGGGGTTGACTCCTCCGGCAATTGGCGTTATACTCAATGCCATGAAGACACCCTACGCAGTCATCGTCCCGTTCCACGAAGGCACCTACGCTACCGTGCGGTCGCTCCACAAGACCCCGGCGAAGGCCCTAGCGGCGGCGCAGGAGATCAACCAGGCCCTCGATGCCGGGGGCCGGTACTTCGCGGTCGAGCTGGATGCCCCGGCTCGCGTGGGCGACACGATCCGCTGGCGGCTGCACCTCACCCTCATTCGGGAGGCACAGTGATCGACCCCGAGCTGTTCCGCGCCTACGCCGACCTGGGCTTCACCCTCGCGTTGGAGGCCGCCGCGCTGGGCCTCCTGGCGCTCTACTTCCGCCGGAGACCCGCATGACTGACGAGAAGAAGATCGAGCCCGAGCTGAAGGACGAGCTGTGGGACAATCTGGCCGCGCACTTCTACATCGCCGTCCAGTCCATCGTGGAGAGCCGGAAGCCGGTCGCCGAGAAGCGCGAGACCCTGGCTGGCATCGTGAAGCTGGCGTACCAGTCGGGCCTTGACCGTGGCTACGACATGGGCCACAAGGTCTTCGGAGACGGCGAATGAAGATCTCGACCCTGGAGCCCGGCGCCCGCTTCCGGCTGCCGGACAGCGGCAAGACTGGCGTGCTGGTGTCGGTCGGCGACAGCGGCGCGCGGGTGAAGTACGACGCCTCCGCCCGCCAGGTCGAGATCACGCAGGACGGCGAGATCACGTCGTTCGAGTCGCCGGGCAAGGCCGTCAGCATCTCCTCGGGAACCGAAGTGGAGGTGCTGTGATGCACGTCATCGTAGCTCTGTCGAACGTAGTCGAGGCCCTGAAGGCAGAAGCGGCCGGTGCCTCCGGCACCGAGCGCCTGCACCTCGAAAGCCTGGCGACGGCGAACGAGGCCGAGCTGCGGATTCAGGTGAAGCAGAGGCAGGTCGCAGTAGCGGCGTAGTCCCCCCTATTTCCACAGGAAGCACCCCATGAAAGAATGTCAATGCGCTTCGCGCTCCTCGCGCTCCTCGCGCTCCTGGCCGCCGCCCCGCTCCAGGCGCAGACCGGCCTCTTGTCCCCCCTCTCAGCCCCCGGCTTTCCGATACATCAGCGGCCGGGCATAGACCTGGATGGCCCCGTCGCGATGATCGACGAGGACTCGCTTCAGCCAATGACGCAGATCGAATATCCGGCGCGAGCGTGGCTCGAAGCGGAATTCTGTCTGGAGCAGCAAGGAGTGCCGGTGGATTTCCAGGCGCCGCAGCCTCCCCTTTTCGTGGTGGACAGTCTGGCGGCTGCGATCCGGGTGCACGATATTACCCTCGACAGCCTCGATGGCCCGTCAGGGTTCAGCTACCCGACCGACGCCTATACGCTGGCGCATTCTGGCAGAGTGATCGTGGTCAAGCGCTACGCGCACAACATCCCGCTGCTGCGACACGAGGCCATTCACTGGATTCTCTGGCACGCGAAGTGGTCCCGGCAGGGAGAGACCTACGGCCACCCGCCGGAATACTTCATACCTTGTGACCGCTATTACGAGGAGAGGAAAGAGGCCCAGCGGTAGGCAGACGGCGCGCCTCTAGCTCAACTGGTTAGAGCAGCCGACTCTTAATCGGCAGGTTCTCGGTTCGACTCCGAGGGGGCGCATATGACCACCAAAGCGAAGTGCGCGCATTGCGAAGACCAGGACGATAGTCGCCGGGTGCGATGCCCGGCCTGCCGCGAGCTGATCTGCAAGCCGTGTCTGGAGGACAGCACACCCACGGACTGCGGCCACCGCGCCGGGACCGGGCGAGAGCGATGACCACCTACGTGTACGTCCCGACTGACAGCGGCGCCCGGCTGCCCACCGCCGAGGAACAGCAGGCGGTGGATCGGTTCGTCGCTGCGTTCATGCTCAAAAAAGGCGTACCCCCGGCGAGCACTTGGCGCGTTCCGGGGGTTGGCTACTGCCTCTTCCTCAAGACTCCTCTCGACTTCTCCTAGAACAGACGCCCCTGCCCGCTGTAGAGGCGCGACAGCGGGTTGTTGCCGTACACCGGCGCAGCGATGTCCTGGCCCTGCGCCAGGCGCTGCCACAGCCCCTGCAGCGAGCCGGGGTCGGTCGGCAGTCCGCGCACGAGCGCGGTGTGGAGGAGCACGTCCTCCAGCGTCTGCGTGAAGTCGCCGGTCGGCTGGCTCTTGAGTCCCGTCAGCTCCCCTCCCCCGATCCAGCGGCCCGCCTGCGCCTGCTGCGGCGACGCCAGGCCCATGCGGTCGGCGATGCGGCGGTAAGGCGACGACAGCGCCGTATAGTCGAGGCCGTTGACGATAGGCACGACATCGGCGCGCGGCCCCGCCACGTTCGTGAGGCCCAGCTCCTTCAGCAGCGGCTTGATCTTCCGGTCGGTCGCGGCGAGCTGTAGCAGGCGCCGCCCCTCGTGCTTGTCGATGGCGATGTCGGCGCCGGGCGCGCCGCCCTCGTTGCCCTGCGTGTACCACGGCACCTTTCGCTCGCCGGTGCCAGCCGAGGCGGGAATCTGCGCGTCGTTCGCGACAGCGCGCTTGTAGTTGGCGTACGTGCCCGCCGTGCCCCACAGGCCGGGCTCGTCGGGGTACATCGCCTGGTGCGCCGCCTTGATCTCGGCGAGGCTCTGCAGGCCCTGGCGGCGGCCGTAGAGCAGGCCGGTGGCGGTCGGGATCTCCAGATGCGTCGGAGACTGGATCGAGGCCGAGCCCCGCGCCAGGTTCCAGTCGTGGAAGCTGAACGGGCCGCCCATCTCGTCGATGGACGCCTTCACCGGCGCGCCTTCGTACCAACGGTCGCCGCCCAGCGGTAGTCCCTTCTCCACGTCGGCCTGCAGCCCACGCTCGACGACCTTGCTGTCGGCGATGGCGCTCGCCAGCTCGCTCGGCTCGGCGCGCGGCATCCGTACGGCCATGCGCGGGTCGATGGGTGCGGTGCCCTGGATGGGCGCCACGCTGCGGTCGAAGACGCCGCGCGAAGTCGGATGCCACGGGCCGGGGATCGGGGGCTGGCCGAGCTGCCCGTTCGAGAAGTCCTCCGCCAGCATCCCGACGTTGTTCTGGTCTTTGATGCGCTCCGGCGTGACGCGGCTGGCCTTCAAGCTGTTGTTCGCTCGCGCGACTTCGACCGCTTCCTTCCGGGTGATGTGCGGCCGGGTCGAGGTGGAGAAGCCCATGTTCTCCTGCAGGAATCCCTCCTTCACCCCCGCCGCCTTTGCTTTATCCACGGCGTCGGCGTGGTTGATGCCGGAGTAGACCTTGCCAGTGGCCGGGTCACGGAACGTCGCTGCGGTGACCTTCTCCGGCGCGGCCGGGGCGTCGTTGTGCGCCGCGTTCCAGCTCTCGCTCCGCGCCTGGTCCTCGAACGACTGCAGGCGGTTCTGGTTGTTCCGCATCTGCGGCGCGCCAGGGCGGCCGGGGATGAGTCCGGTGTCCGGCGACGCGGCGACCTGGCCCCGGTAGGGGCGCGGCGCCTTGTACTCGGGGATCTCGTCGTAGGGGTGCACGGCGGGGACAGTGCGGCCCCGGTTGGTGATCGGGTTCCCGGCGGCGTCCATCGCGACGGCGCGCTCGCCCTCGGACGCCACGATGGGCGGCGAGGGCGGCAGCAGGTCGCGGACGGTGCGGCTGCGGTTCGTGATGGCGTTGCCCGCCGCATCGCGGCCGACGACCTGCTCACCCGGCGTGACGTTGTAATCGCCGAGGAGATGCTCGGGGAACAGCGCGGCCTTCTGCGTGGCGAAGGGCCGCTCGCTGGCGGGGAGGTGGGAGTTGGGGCCGAAGTTGACCCACGAATTCTGTCCGCGCGTCTCGGTCATGAGAGCAGGCAGCGCCTCGCGGGACAGCGTGGCGGCGTGCGCTCTGGCGGCATTCTCCTCGCCCACGGCGTTGAAGCCGTGGCCGCCGCCAGCGTGCGCGATGAAGTCGTGGACCGCGCGGAAGGCGGTGTTCTGGTCGGCCGTCATGTACGGGTGCGCGTCGCCGCCCTGAGTCTTGAAGACCTTCAGGGTTTTGTTGTCGCGCACGTCGTCCATCATTTCCTGGCTGGTCTTGTACGGATCGTGATCGACGTACTCGACCTTGTAGCCCGCCTTCTTGATCTGGTCGAGCTGGCCCGCGACTTCGTTGTTCAGCGCCTCGTAGGCACCCTTCGCGGCGGGGTCGTGCGCGGGCAGCTTCTCGTAGGCCGCCGCGAGCCGCTTGCCCTGGGCGGCGGGGATCTTCGAGACCGTCGCCATCGGCTCGTTGCGCTGCATCGACTGCGCGAGCGCGCGAGCGCCCGGCACCGGAGCACCCTTCACCCGGATGTCGCCCTGGTAGGCGCCGTCCGCGAGGTGGCCGATGGCCTTCTCGCCGCGCTGCTTGCCGAGGGCCTGGGCCTCGTGCTGGTGCGGCACCACGTCGGTGACGTTCAGCTCGGTGACGCCGGTCTGCGGATCGGTGTACTTGCCGTAATGCGCGCCCTCGGCCACGGCCTGCTTCACGTCCGGGCGAGCTAGGAACGCACGCATCTCTGCTTCCGAAGAGACGTGCGCGGTTAGCTCGGGACGTGCGACGGCGTAGCCAGAGCCCTTGAACGCCTCGCCCTTGGCGGTGAGCGTGGCACCGCCCTCGGCGCGCAGGGCCGTCATGAGGCGCCCGGCCTCGGTCAGCTTGGGGGCGACGGCGGTGACACCCGCCTCGGCGGCGTGACTCAGCTTGCCGTAGGGCAGGATCCAGGGGGCGACGGTCTTGCCCGCTTCGCGGTAGCCCGCATCGCTCGGCTGCGTCGGGGCGCCCGCGACCACGTCGCCCGCCTGCTTGAGCATCTGCTTGACGCTCTCGGGCAGATGCACCACGCCGCGCGGCGTGAGCGCGAGCGGGATGTCCCCGAGCGACTCGATGCCCCCACCGACCGCCTGACGCCCGGCGTGCCCCAGGTCGCCCGCGATGCCCTTGAGGGAGCGCAGCAGCGCGCCAGGGGCGGCGGGGGTGGCCCTGTTGACGGCGGTGCCATCGGTGGGCTGTGCGAATTGACCGGGGAGCGTCTGCTGGAGATGCGCGGCGAACCAACCGCGCTTCGGCTTCGGATCGGGCACTTAGATCATTCTCGGGGCCCTTCCAGTGAGAGAGTTACTTCGGGAGGTTCCGCAGCAGCTCGCGGATGGCCTCGGAACCCTGCGTCGTGAAGTAGGGCTCAAGGATCTTGGCCTGCTTCGCCTGGTGAATCTTGGGCAGGAAGCGGTTGACAATGCCGGTGAGCGAAGGGCTCGCGGCGTGCTCGACTACGGCCTCTGCGGCGGCGTCCGATGCGCCGGACGCGAGACGACGAGCGGTGGCCGAACCTCCGACGTAGCCACCCATGCGGGACATCGCGCCCTCCTGGGCGAACCGCGTCACCGCCTGCTCGAACGCCTTTTGATTCCCGAAGACCACCTCTAGCTTCGCGGAAGTCTGCAGGTCGCGGGAGAGCATCTCATTTGCGAAGTTGCGGTTGGTCTTCGCGGTCTCTATGTCGCCCGCGTATCCGCCGAGGATGCCTTGCCGAAAGATCTTCAGCTCCTCGGGGCTCATGTTGGCGACTTCGTCCTTGAGCGTGCTGACGTGCATGTCGGACGAGCGCCAGGCGTCGCGGCCGGAGAGCAGCAGCTCCTGTTCGCGTGTAAACGCCCGGTACTTAGCGTTCACATCCTTGTAGCCCGACACCGCCGCTTCGAGCGTGGCGTCAAGCTGGTTGCGGGCCTCGGCGAGGCGGCGGGCCAGCGTGCCGTGGCCGTTCGCGAACCCGGCGCTGACGGCGTCGTCGAGTTGCTGCTTCAGGTCGTGCAGGGTCTCGAAGCTGGTCGGGGCGGCATTCGGCATCGGGCCGGTGATGCCCACCTCGTGCGCTTTCTGCCACATCGCCTTCAGCTTCGGCGACTGCGAGAATTCGAGCAGGCTTCGATTGAAGCGCGGGTCGATCTGCGGGTTGTTCGCGCGCAGACCCTCGTAGCCCTCGGGACCGGCGGCCCATTCCTGCTGCGCCTTCTTGACTTCCGCCGCCTTCGCGACCGGGTCCGTGACCGGGCCGGGCGCGAGCTGGTTCACGTCGCGTAGCAGGCGCTGCGGGACACCACGCTGGCGTTCGGCATGGATGTTGAGCAGGCGCGAGCGAGCCGCCTCGTTGTTGGTGGCGACGAAGTCAGCGCCCTGTTCTCCGAGAGGACGTGACAGGTCGCCGAGGGTGACGGCGCTACCGCGCCCCGAGGCGTCGTAGCCCTGCAGCTCGCGCAGGAGCTGGCCGACGCCGCCGGACTGCTGGACGGCGCTGTTGAGGCGGGCATTGGAGAATCCGCTCGGCAGTAGCCGACGAGTCAACGCCGCAGCTCCGCCAAGCGCGCTGGCGCCTGACACTCCCGCCCCCACGGCCGGGCCATACTGGAGAGCAGCGGCGGCGGCGGGGGTAGGGCCCTGCTGTGCGAGATGGGCCTGGATCTCCTCCTCGGAGAATCCGGCCGCGCGAAGCTGCGCTTCGGTATCCATTACTGCCCGCCTCCGGTGCGCTGCAGGTATGCCGGGATCGTCTCGTTAGGCAGGCGCGGAGCGACTGCGGCGGGTGCGGCGCTGCCGCCGACCGAGCTGTCGCCCCACACGTTCGGCGTGGACGCCTCGATGTACTCACCGGGGAGCCCGAGGTGCTCGCCGCGCTTCATGATCGTGCCGCGCAGCTTGCCATACTGCTTCGCGTGCTCGGCGGCGAGCTGCTGGGCGTTGGCGACGATGGAGAGCGCCAGCTCCGGCGTCAGCTTGCCGTAGAGGCCCTGGTCGCGCCACAGCTTCAGCTTGTCGGCCCACGAGCCCAGCTTGTCCATCGTGATCCTGATGGTGCCCTGCCGCACGATGGCGCCGGGGTTGTTCAGCCGCGAGATGCCGTCGATGAGCTGGATGAGATCTTCCTTGCCGACCTGACCCGAGAGCGCCCGCGCGCGAACCTGCTCCAGCGCGTTCCAGGCGTCGTGCGCCTTGACGTAGCCTGCCTGGTTCGCCTGCGTGCCGAATTGCGAGAGCGCGGTGTTCCACAGCCGCTCCTGCTGGACCGGCGTCATCTCGGTCGCGATCTTCAGCGTGCCGGGGCCCTGCCCATTCCGCTCCTCTTTGACGAGAGCGCCTGTCTGCGCGTCCGTCCACTGCGTGCGGTCGCCTAGGTTGGTCGTCTGCAGCGGGTGGGCTTTCGGCTCGATTGACTTCCGCACCTCGGCGAGCTGCGAGACGGTCTCGCGGTCGCCGATGCGAATGAACGCCGGGAGCACCCGGTCGATCCACTGCGCGAAGGTGGCGCTGTCGGCGGAGTCCGGCATCGGGTTGGCCTGGATGATCTGCTCGCGCATCTGCCGGATCTGCTGCAGGCGCGCCTGGTCCTGCTTCCCGGCGGCGAGATCCTGGCGTCCCGTGTCGAGACGGAGTTGGCCCAGGTCGTAGTTCTGGCTGGCGGCGGCGTGCGCCTGTGCGCGGTCGAGCGCCTGCTGGTAGGCCCCCTGACCGCCCTGGATGCCCTCCGCAAGGCGCTGATTGAGATTCTGGTAGTTGCCGCCGCCGCTGGCCGCCAGCAGGCCGCTGCCGAGGCCCATGAGGCCCTGGCGGCGTGCGTTGGCGTAGTCATCGGCCGTGAGGAGGCCCGTAGGCTGTGCGGCGGAAATGGGCGCGCCGAGCAGCCGGTCGAGGAGACCGGCCATTAGATGCGCCACCCGTTGAGCGCGTCCTGCGACCCGTTCTGGCCCCACATGTTCGGAGCGGCCGGGATGCCGGGGCTGCCCTGCCCACCGCCGAGGATCCCGCCACCGAGCGCGCCGGTGATGAAGCGGCCTAGGCCGCCCCCGCTCTGCTGCTGCGTGCCACCGGGGAGCGCCCGAGAGTAGATGCTGGAGGGAAGGCCGAGAGCACTCAGGTATCCTTCATTGCCCTGGAGGCCGAGCCCGGCCGCCTGACCGGCGCGCTGCTGCGCGTCGTTGAATCCGCCATAGAGGAGCGAGCTGTTCATCTGCGCCCGCTGGGCCGCGAGATTAGCGGCTGCCGTACCTCCGGCGACCGCTGCCCGCGACCCACCGAATGCCCCGGCCTGCGTGAAGCGGTCGGCGACCTGGCCCTGCGCCTGGTTACCGAGCAGATCGAATTGCGAGTTCGACTGGTCGAGCACGTTCTTCAGGTACGGGTTCATGAATTGGCCGAATGCCTGCTGGTCCCCGCCGAGCGCCTGCGCGCCCTGCAGTCCGAGCTGGCCGTAGCCCTGGTACTGCCCGAGCATATCCTTGTAGCCCTGGCTCCCCTTGAGCCCATTGGCCTGCTGGAAGATGGCGTCGCGGATGGCCTGCGTCTGCGCGTCGGGGGTCGTCTTGTTGCCGCCGAAGAGCGAGCCAAGGCCGCCCGCCGCCGCGCCGATGAGTGTGCCGATGCCGAACATGGGAGAGCCCCTAATGGGGTGCTGCCTGTATAACGCGGGGCGAGTCGGCGGGGGTGAGCCCCTAAAGGGGTTCGGGCCGGGTGCTCGGGGATTTTGTAGGGGAGTCGGGCCGGATCTGGCCCGCCCTAAATATAACCGTTTGCGGTGGTGCGGGCTAGGCTACCTCGCCAGACCCGCTATCCTTGGGCTGCAACGCCTCCGCGATAATCTGCGCGCACTTCACGAGGTGCTCGTGGACCTGCCGATTTACGTTGAGCGAAGCGGCGGCGGCGTTCAATTCGTTGAGGGCCTGCATCGGGTCCATGTGGGGCTCCAAGGGGACTGCCTGTTGGTTACCAGAAGGGCATGTAGCGCGTGGTGCCATTGATCGAGACCGGCACCCAGCCCTGCGGCGCCCCGGCTGTGGAGCCAGTAGGCCCGGTGCTTCCCAGCGTGACCGCGACCGCCGCATTAACGGCGCTGCTGTCGTAGCGTAGCGCGGGAGCCGTGGCCTTAAGGCGCAACTGCCCGGCCTGGGTGAGCACCATCTGCTCAACGGCGTTCACTTCAAAAACGATGGCGCCGTCATCGCCGGTCGGCGTGCCCGGCTGCCCGCACTGCAACAGGAATTGCCCTCTTCGACCCGCCCCGGCGCCATTACCGAATAGCTGGAACGACGACCCGTGCGTCTGCCCGAGCGCCGAGCCCCCGGCGAACGTCACTCGGTTGTTGTCGTTGGCGTGCAGGATCGACGGGATGCTCGCGGAGAGGATGATGTTGCGCGAGGAGTAGATGTCCCTCGGCCGGTGGGTCGCGTCTCCGATGTCGAGCGAGTTATCCGTGAACAGCAGATTGCCGGTGAGCGTCCCGCCTGTCAGAGCCAACCAGCGCGCATCGCCCAGGCTGTTGAAGTCGGTGATGCCGTACCCGGCAATCGTCGTCGGCTTGGACGCCAACTGCGCGAAGGTGTAATCGTTCGCGGCAGCAACCACTGTTCCCGACCGGCCGAACACGGTATTGGTGAGCGTGTCCGTGATGCCGTAGCCGGAGATCGTCGTCGGCTTCGACGCCAACTGCGCGAAGGTGTAGTCGTTCGCGGCGGCGACCACCGCCCCCGAGCGGCCGAACACGGTATTGGTGAGCGTGTCCGTAATGCCGTAGCCCGAGATCGTCGTCGGCTTCCCCGTGAGCGACGCGAAGGTGTGCGTGTGCCCGAGCGGCGAGTAGAGGAGATCGGCTTGCGCCTTCGTGAAGGTTCCGGCGAGGCCCTGGATGCTCGTGAGGAAGGTTTCCAAGGACCGACGAAGTTCGGCCTGGTCTCGCTGGTTGTAGCTGGCCGGTGGCGCCGGGAGTCGAACAGTGCCGCTCACCGGCGGCCCCCGAGGATCACGCCCAAGCGCACCGTGCCGACACGCCAGTCCGTCGCCCGCACCTCTTCGACCCGCATCCGCACCTGCCGCGCGGTGAAGCGCACGCCGGTCGGAGCAGTGAGGGTATAGGGGCCGCGCTCGACTTCGGTGTCAGTCGGGTTCAGCGCGGAGAAGAAGCGCATCGCCACATCACCGAGCGTCTTCTCGTCAGGAATGATTTGCTGCACGCGCATCACGTTATCGCCTTGGCCGATCTCGACGGGCCCGCTCTCAAGGAACGGGACGAGGATCTCCTCCCCCGTCGTGCCGCTCGCGGCGGTGTCGCCGTTGGTGTTGTTGGTGGTCGCATCGGCGCTGGCCTTAACGATGAAGACCCCCGTCACGACCTTCGCGCCTGCGCTGACCGGAAGCACATGCAGCCCGGCCAACCCCGACGCCAACGTCGCGTCGGTCTTCTGCAGCATCTGAATGCCGTTGGCGAAGCCGGTGATCGTGGTGCCGTTCACGCGAATGGTGGCGACGATATTGGTGCCGAGCAGGTTCGAGGGAATCGGCGTCGTCACGTCCGCAAAGAGCGCGGTGCCCGCAGCATCTTTCCCGTAGATACGGAACGATGTCCCGTTCGGGGTGATGCCGAAGAAGTACCCGGTCTTCGCGGTGCCCCCGGCCATGCGGGCGCCGACCCCCGCAGCCGAGGGGGTGGACGCGGGCAACACGGCGGAAACCTCGTAGTCCGTCGCGCCAAGGTTCACGTTCGCGACATGGACGCCCTCGGTCGTGTCGGCGGCGGCCAGGCCGTTTGCCACGAGGACCAGGGCGCCGCCGGTCGTCTTCACCCAACTGAATGCGGTGGGAGAGTCCGGGGTATGGTTCACCAGGGTCGTGACATCGGACACGTAGAAGTCGTCGATCTGCGCCTGCCGCCCCAACGTGGATCCGCCAGTGGCGTCACGCAGCCCGACGAATCCGGCGGCCGAGATCGTCCCGTCAGTGAAGGAGTCCACCACCAGGCCCGACACGAGCATTTCGAGCAAGGTGCCCGTCACCCGGAAGGAGCACGGCATGGGCGTCGTGCGCGGGTCGATGCCGGTGTTGATGGCCGCGCCCGAGAGCGCAGTGAACGTCCCCGCCGCATCCATCTTCCCGCCCTGCAGGGTGTAGGTGGCGCCGTAATTGACGGACATCGCGTAGCAAACGTGGTCGGTCTTGTTGCCGCGCAGCTTGAGATAGATGACGTTGACGCCGACGTTGACGGCGTCCTTGTTCCTGAACGTCGCGCCCACTTCGTAGTCCGCCGACACTCGTCCCGTGGAGATCATGAGTGTGCCCGCCGCCCCGGCGGAGCCTTCCTCGGCGCGGTTGCTCTGGATGTCCATGGGAGCGGAGCCGAGCGTAAGTTCCCACGCCACCCCCGGCGCGGTGTGCGCCGTCATGGCGGTGCCATTGGCGTCCGTCATCGGGTCAACGAGATACGCACCCGCGCTCAACAGCGAGTCGGAGATCCGCGTCGCCAGGGGCACCGTCTTCTGTCCAGCGGCCACCTCGTGCGTAAAGATCGTCCCGAGCGAGTTGAACATCACCGGGTTCGGCATCGCGCCCCGGTCGAGGGCGGCGGTGCGCGCCAGCTTGCCCGTCGTCCAGTGGCTCTCTCGGTAGTTGTACACGACATAGCGGTCGGGCTCGGTCGCGCCGCCGCTCGGGTAGAACCACCAGATCTCGCCGAATTCCGAAATCGGCGTGGCGAAGATCTTCGACGCCTGCTGCGTGTTGAAGTCCCCGAATACGTAGTCATGGACCGAACACGGCACCGGCTTGACGAAGCCGTCGTATGAGAAGAAGTTGTCCCGGCCCATCCAGAAGGCGGCGGTGTCCACCACGGCGGCGGCCTGCGGCGAGACGATCCCGCAATTATCGCCCTCCTGCTTGAACGTGAACCCGATGTCAGACCCGACGAAATTCATCGAGTACATATCGGAGTCGGTCCAGATGAGCGTCTGCGCCTTCGTGCGACGCCCGCACATGATGCGGCCGTTGGTCGGCAGCGTGAAGTCGCCAGCGGCGTCGAAAGCAACGTCCGTCCGGTCCCACGTCGTGAGGGTCGCCTGCTTGGCCCAATACACCTTGCGGACATCGTTCTCCGAGCCGAGCGCCGTCACGTACCGCTCGGGCGTGATGACGACGCCCCGGTTCGTGGCCGGAGCATTCGTCGTCAGGATCGCCTTGGCGGCGGTGTCGCCGGTCCAGTTGTAAATGGCCCCGCCGTTGGTGTTCGTCGCGACCAGCACGTCTCCGAAGGCGTCGAGCTGCCAGGTGTCGGAGTCGATGAGGTTGACGGCGATGATGTCCTTGCCGATTCCGTAGAGATCGGATCCGTAGAGACCCGAGTTATAGTCACCATTCCCGCCGGAGCCGCCCAGGAGCGTCGCGGCGGCGAAGGAGAGGTGGGCAGAAGTCTCGGTGGTCGCGAGCGAGTTACCGCCGGTCCCGGCCGTGCGCGCTTCCATCAGAAGGGTGGTGGCGGTGAGCGTCTTCGCGGCGACAGTCGGGTTGACGACGGTGAGGGAGCCGTAGTCGGTGCCCGGCACGCCCGTGCGGTTGATCGCGGACTGTAGATTCGCGAGCGCCCCAGCGGCGGTCGTCGTGACCTTCACTTCGTTCGCGATGGTGGTCGGGGCCGCGCGGAAGGTGTACGTCACAGAGCCCACGGTGACGGTCTCGCCCGCCGTGGGGACCACGGTGTCGCTCGTCAGCAATCCCGTCGCCTTCACCCCGATGAACGCATCGGCGCCACTCCCGGCGAAGTCGGCCGGGGTGATGTCGTAGACAACGCCCGCCTTGACGATGTACAGCTTCAGGGAAGTGCCGACCGCGAGGAGGGGGATGCCCGTGGCCGAGCGCCAGGCGAGCGCGGTGCGCGGCACGCCCACGAGGGCCGCGAGCGGGAGGCCGTTCGCATCAGAAGCGACGCGCCAACCTTGAACCGGCCGGATCGCCTTCTCGTAGAACCGCACGAGGTTGGCGTCATACCAGCGGCCCTTGGCCTGGTAGCGAGTGCCGTTGCGGAAGAGGCCGGGCGGCAGCTCCAGAGGCAACCGTGATTCAATCACGGGAGTTACTGGAGCCTGTTTGCGGCGAAGGACAGCCCGACGACCGTACCACTGCCGTTGATCGTCGCAGTGATCTCGTAATAGTCGTTGTTCGCGCACAGGTCTTCGTATTCGAGGCGTGTGGAGACCGGACTGCCGTTGCCTGGGCTCGTGGCCGTCGCGGTGACGAGCACCGTGCCGCCGTTCTTTCGCAGGCTGAAGGTCACGGTGCTATTCGAGAGGGCGGCCGTACTCTCGATTTGCACGCGAGCGGACAGCGCGAGCGGCCCGCCGATGATAGAGGCGATGGAGATCCGACTCGGGTTCACGGCGTTGCTGTGAAGGTCCGCGCGGGTCTTGTACGTCTCAGCGGTCCAGGCGAGCACCCCGGCCGAGATCGCGCCCGTGGTGCATTTCACGGCGGCGGTGATCGAGGTGTTGACCGTTTGCAGCGCCGTGACCGAGGCGGCGACAGCAACGCCGGCATCAGAGACGACCTTTACGCTCGCATCGACGGCGTCGAAGAGCGCGTTCAGGATCGTGCCCCAGGCGTTGTTAGATCCGCCAACTACAGGAGTGACCCATCCGTAATTCGTTGTAGGGTTCGGCATGTGTTAGGGCCTCTCCAGCCATCCTGCTGTGATTGCGCGGCGGCTCACCAGGCCCGCCAGTTTCTCCATGTCGCGCTTCGGGCCGGGATCGGCGTCGTAGTACACCCACTGCCGCATCTCGGCGGCAGCGGCGGCCCATTTGCTCTCGTTCACCCGCTTGCGGAGATGCGAGGTAGCGTACTCCCCCTCCCCGACGTTGAAGCAGAAGTCGATGATGGCGGCGAGGCGCGGCGCCGGTTCGTTGGCGAGGCCGGGGGAGAGCGACAATGCGTTCCACCGCTTCCGGCGGACATCCTCCATCAGCCACGCCTCGCCCTGCGCCAGAGTGATCTCCGGGTGGTCGAGCGTGGGTATGCGGTGGCCGTACCCGATGGTCGGTTTCCCGGCCGGGCAGAGGTACGGCTTGGAGCGCCAACCCTCTTCCTTGCGGATGAGGGCCAGCAGCTCCGGGGTGATGCCGAACGACTCGGTCACGTTAGCCGAGGTTGATGCGGGCGCTGATGTCGATGATGTCCTGCGCGGCGGAAGCGTTGAGCTGATTCGACGCGAGGATCTGACTGATCGCCAGGTCGGTATCGCCTGCGCCCGAAGCCAGAGTCGCGGCGCCCCACGCCCAATTCGTCTGCGTCTCGGTGGAGGGGATGTTGTTACCGATGGTGCCGCCAACTGCGGCAGTCACGACCAGGGTGGTGGCGGCAACAGCGGTCGCCCGGACCTGCTTGTTCTTCGTCATCGAGAGGGCGTACTGCGTGCCGGGGGTGCCGGTCAGGTTGATCGCGTCGAACAGGTTCTGCAGCGTCGCGGCGGCGTTCGCGCCCATGAGGACGTTGCCGTCCACATCCGTCAGAGCGGCCTGTGTGGTGTAGGTCTTACCTCCGACTACAACGGTCTGCGTGTCAACGGCGACACCCGACGAGGTGAGCGTGCCGATGGCGGGAACAATGGCGGTGAAGGACATTTACTGTGAGTCTCCGGGGGTGATGCCTGTGGATTCGGGGTCGGCCCCCGGTGTGCGTCGCATCGAGGCGACGTATTTGAAAATGCGGGGTCCGCCAGCCCATCCGATGAGGGCGAGGGAGATCTCGGTAAGGGATCTCCAGACTTCGTCGGTGCGGTCAGGGCCGTGTAGCGCGAGCCAGAGGATCGAGGCGAGGGTGGCCCACATCGCGCAGCGCGAGGAGCTGACTTTGCCCTGCTCGTCGCGGAGCAGACTCACTTGATGAACAGCTTCGCCAGTACAGTGACGAGGAGCGATCCGAACCCACCGGCGGCGGTCGCGACATAGGCGATGGTCCGGCGTTCGCCCTTGCGCTCGGAGAGCGTCAGGATCACGGTGTCCAGTTTCGTCTCGATCCGCTCGGTACGGTCGGTGAGCGCCTGGATCTGCGCCTCGTGGCGCCCCAGCTCGAAATCGGTCATCCGAACGTCACCGGGAGACGGGGCGTTCCGGCCGCGCCAAGTTGCTCGCGCTCGCGCTTGTTGTTCAGGTTGTCGATGGCGCCGCTCGCCTTGGCGGCCCACACCTGCGACCGCTCATCGTGTTCGAGGTACAGCTCGGCCTGGGCGAGGGCGGAGAAGAGGTAGACGTTCGGCGCGGAGACGAGCGTGTTGTTCGTGGGGTTGGCGTCACTCAGAGGAACGAGCGCCTGGAAGTAGATGATCTCTCCGACGAAGGCCGAGGACGGCGGCGGGGCCAGCAGCAGCACGCCATTCACGACCGCGCCGCGCAGGGGGACGCTTGTGGCGGTGCCGTTGGGCCGGAAGTCGGCGAGATCCTCGGGCGTCCCGATCTTGATGACGTGGTTGTAGGTATCGGTGTCGAGTCGGACAGAGCGCAGCTCGGCCAGGTCGGCGGGGAGGGTCACCGCGTCGGAGTCGAGCGTGAGGGGGGCGCGCAGCACCTTCTGCCGGAGCAGGGGCGCAAATTCCAGCTCGGCGAACGCGATGAAGTCCGCGACCTGGGCGGTTAGCTCGGGGCGAGCGCACCAGTCCAGTACGGCGGCCTTCAGGGTCGTGTAATCGGTGATTGCCACGGGGAGCCCAGGGACGAGCCATTCTGCCTACGGCGGGCGGGGAGCCCGAGAGTCGCTCGCCTGGGCGGCGAGGATTTAGCCCTTAAATCTACCTATTCGGAGGCTTTCGCGCCAGCGTCGGCCGCCAGGTCGCGGGCCACCAGGGCATCCGCCATCGTGTACTCGTACGAGCCGATGTGCTTGACTTCGTGGGTCAGGTCGTGGTCGATGAGGATCTGGAGCCCCAGCTCTCGGGCCTTCAAGCAGAACCAGACATCCTCTCCCTGGTAGCTCTGAGACGCCTCCACCCACGCAAGGCTGAACCAGGGCTCTTCAAGCGCCCGGAACACGTCGAGATCCACCAGCATGACGCCCATGCCGGTGCTCGCCACCGGCTCCAGGCCGGTATCGCTCGGCTCGGTATAGACCCGGTCGGTTGGATCGGTGTCATTGCGGAAAGTGATCGGCTGGCAATCGTGGCGACGAGTCACGTAGTTGGCGGCCACGATGGGCTGCCCGTGGGAGAGCAGCCGAAGCAGCGTGTTCCGGGGGAAACGCATGTCGGAGTCGAGGAACAGAATGTGAGTGCAGCCGCCCTTGAGCGACATCCGCACCAGATCCTGCCGACTCTTCGGGATCAACGTGCCCTGCACGCTCACCAGCCGAATGTCGATGTCCTGGCGGGCGGCGATGGTCGCGCCGACCATCTGCGCCAGGTCGAACGCGAAGCCCATGTGAACCATGTCGCCCGAGGGGATGCCGAGGGCGACGCGAATCGCGGGGCCCGTGGGCTGCCCGTCTTGATCGAGGATGGTCATGGTCAGACCCTCCCCGGCCGCGTACGGAACGCGGCGTGGTCGCGGTCATTGAGCCATTTCCTGAACGCCTTCGGATCCTCCGTGATGCCGTCCTTCACGAGCTGCTGGTAGATCACGAGCGGGATCGAGGCGACTTGGTGGAACCCGTCGCCTTTGTAGCCGGTGCGCTCGTCGAAGTGGCTCGCGCGGGCCTTGTTCAGCTCGACGATGGGCTCGGCGTCCTGCACGGTCTGGATGGTGTTCACGTCCCCGGTGTGGATGTCGGGGTGGAAGATGGTGTGGATCCCGAGGAGGGAATCGCTGTCGAGGATGCGGCTGTCGCTCACAAGATCCTCCAGCCGAAGCCAACGCCGACGACCTTCTTGATGCCCTGCTCGGGGTGCAGCGGGTCGATGCCGACCGTCGCGGTGATGCTCACGTCCGGCTTGAGCCGGGCGAGCCAGGATGGCTTGCTGGCCTTCACCAGGGACTCCGCAGCGTCGCTCAGGTGCTCCGTGGCGGCCACGAGGGGCACGGCGGCGGTTACGACCGTGTCGAGCCCGCTGCGTAGCTCCTGGGCGGCCTGGTGCTCGCTCTCGTAGGCGCTGTCGGCCTGGGCGAGGGCGATGACGGCGGGGGCGCAGGTATCGGGGAGCTGGGGGAGCGGGACGCGGGCGAGGACGATATGCCTGGCGGCCTTGGCCTCGGCGGCGTCGGCCTTCGCGGTCTGGATCTCGGCGTAGTCGAGCGCGACGGTCATCACATCGACGGCGAGCGCGGCGGTCTTGCGCGCAGCCTGGGTCTCGGCGCGGGCGACGGCCAGGTCGCGGTCGTGCTTGATTTGGAAGAAGGTGCCTGCGAGGACTGCGAGGACTGCGGTAACGACTGCGGAAAAGGGTCTCCACTGCATGGTTGAGGGTTTCCGGGGTTCAGCCGGTGAAGTACAGGAGGGGCCCGGCCGAGCCCCATCCCTTCTACAGCACGGGCATGAAGGCCCGGCATCCTACTTCCCACACCGGCCGCAGCCGGATAGGGTGCTGCCCCGGCCCGGCCGCGCCCGAAGGCGCCGACCGGCGGGTTTCTGCTTACGTCAGGTCTACGGCCGAGGCGTGCGCGGCCTCGTTGTTCATCTTCACGCCCCACTCGACCAGCAGCAGCTTCTTCTCTGCGTCGCCGGTCTTCGCCAGATCCACCGTCTGGAACGGGCGGAGGTACATCACGCTCATGTACTCCGGGTCGATGATGTACACGTCGCGGGAACGATTCCAACGGCTCAGGACGACCTTGATGATGCCGAAGTCGCTGACGTACACGTCGGCCGCTGCGATGATCGCGTTTCCGCTCTCCTTGACGACGTTGGTCTGGAAGGTCTTGGTGTACTGACCCGTGAAGGCGCTGAAGAGAGCCTTCTGCGTCGCGCCCATGAAGGCGTTCGTCGGGACGCTACCGCTGGTGAACGCCTTGCTCAGGGCGCTCTTGAGAATCACTTCGGTGAACGCACGGGTAGTGCCGTCCGTCCGCGCCTGGTTCGGCAGGTTCGTGTACACGGGGTTCGCGGCGGCGCCGGTGCCCATGTCCACGTTGCTGAACAGCCACGCGCCCAGGGTGCCGGTCTTGCGGGGATCGGAGCTGACTGCGGCCTGGTTGTCGAAGATCGTCGCTTCCATGTCCCGCTTCAGCTCGGCCGACCGCTTGGCGAGCTGGTACGCCAGTTCGGACTTCCGCCCGGCCTTGTCCACGACTTCCATCGTGCCCGAGATGACCACGGACTTGTCGGAAATCTGGACGTAGTTGCCGACGCGCACCGTGGCGCCCGGCGTGGTGAAGGCGGTTTCGTTGCCTTCGGCCCTGGCGTTCGTGGTGATCGGGGCCGCCAGAGTGTCGGTCTGCCACTCGTGCAGAACGGCCTTGGCCTTGCTCTTCCCAATGAGGGACATCAGCGGGGTGGCGGTGGGAGCGATGTTGTAAATCATGTCCGTCAGGTCTTCACGGAGGCCCTTGCCGTCCGCGGCGACCATCGTGCCTGTGAACTTCGCCATGTGAGGGGGTCTCGGCTACCGAACGACTGTTTTAGTCGTCCAGCATTGCAAAAAATGCGGCTGCGGCGTCTTCCACCTTGCCGGTATTCGCGAGTCGCAAACGCGCCTTCGTTGTATCGCTCACCTTGGGCTTCGGCGTCGCCGCCGGGCCGGGGGTGGCCGTCCTGATCTTGTCGATGCGAGCCTGAATCACAGGCTTTTTCGCCTGGGACTCATCGTACAGCATCGCCTTGCGGAGCAGCAGCAGATTCCGGTGGTCGGTGACCTTGCCGAGATCCTCCTGCGTCCATCCCAGCTTGTCGGCGTAGGCCACCATCTTGGCCCGCTCCGTCGTCGCTACCTTCTCGTCCTTCCAGTCGGGCAGCGCGGCGAGCAACTTCTCGTGCTCTCCCGCGATGTGCGTCTCCAGTGCCTTCTGCTGGTCGGCATTGACGGCGGCTACGGCCCGATCCTTCTCGGCCTTGAGCTGCGTCATCTCGTCTGAATGGATCTGGTAGCGGGCGTACTCGGACGCGAATTCCTCGGGGGTTGCGGTCTGCTGCAACTTGGCCCAATCCGGTTCGGGTGCGCTGTTCTGCTGGATGGCCTGCTCCAACTGCGTCAGGTACGTCGCGTACTTCTGGCGCTCACCACGCACCGCAACCTGCTCGGTCTCGAACGCTTTGCGCTCGGCCGCTGCAGCCTGCGTCTTGCGGGTGTAATCCGCCGTCCGCGAATAGCCCTTCAGGGCCTCATCGAGGGTAACCTCGGTCTCGACGCCGTCGATCTTGACCTTGACCTTCAAGGTGGGATCGAGCGCGACGGACTCGGGGGTCTCTTCGACACCTTCGGGGGTCTCTTCAGCGGTTTCGGGGGTTTCGGCGGATTCGCCCTCGGTCTCGACCACCTCGGCGGCGGTCTCGACTTCTTTGGGCTCCGGGGCCTCGACTACGGCTTCCGGCTGCGTCTCGGGAACCGGCTCTGTATCCTCGTGGGAGAGCCACTTCTCGAAGCTGGGGACTGCGGATGAGACGGTGGAATGCTCCGTGCCGTCAACCATACAAGATAACTCCTTGGGGTGCTGCGCGCAAGTTACGGGCGCTGTGTTCGAGCGGCGGCCTGGTCGATCTTGGTCTGCTCGAAGGTGCCCGTATCTACGATGGCCTGCAGTGCGGTCTTCAGGTCATCGAGGGCTCGCGCCTTGGCCCAGGACAGCTCGCGCTGCTCCGGGGTCGTCGCGGATTTGAATTCGGCGAAGTAAATCTGGCCCAGCTCCTCGAACACGGCCTCGCCGGTCGTGCTCTTCAGGAACGCGGCGGTCGTGTGGCCGTGCTGGATCATCTCTTCGACGGTCATGCGGTCTCCTCGCCCGTGGGGGCGTTGGTGTTGATGTCGTGGATGTCCACGGCGGCCTGCGTATGAGTGCGGGTGTGCTCGATCTGCGCGTCCACGTCGGCCTGGTTGATCTTGACGGCGTGCGCCGACTCGATCTCCATCCGGCGGAGGACGACTTCGGACGCCTGCTTGTCGCGAAGCCGGTCGTCTTCAAGGAACATGGCGTGGCGCTTCTGCTCGGTGTCGGCGAGGCGCGCGGAGTGCTCGCGCTCGGCCTTGTCCTCTTCGAGCTGGTGCTGGCGCGCGAGCCGCGCCTGTTCGAGCTGGATGTTCGACTGCGCGGTCGCCCGCTCCAGCTCCATCTTGGCCTGCGCCTTCTGCTGTTCGAGCTGGATCTGCGCCTGGGCGAGCATCATCTCGGGGCTCGGGGGCGGCGGATTCTGCGCGGCCTGCTCCTGCGCCTGCTTCATCTGCGCGACCTGCTGGTCGGTGATGACCTGCCAGTAACGCGACGCATCTTTCCGGCCGCGCAGCTCGGCGATCTCCGCCAGGGCGTCGCGGTATTGCTTGATCGTGACGAAGGGGTTGTTAAGCCCGAAGGTGGCGAATTGGAATTTCATCTCCTCGACGATCCCGGCGATGGTCGAAATCTTCTGTTCCACCAGGCCCGCGCCGAGCGCGACGTTCACGGTCACGTCCATCATGGCGTCCCACGAGCGCGGGTCCACCTCGACCCACGAGCCGCGCAGCCGCGCAACCTGCTTGCGGGGCGAGTGCGCGACCATCGTCTTGAGCATCCCTCGGAACAGCGGCTTCAGCGTCAGCTCGGCGAAGATTCGCACGAGCAGCTCTTGCTGGGCCTGCGTCGCCGTGGTGGCGGCCTGGACCGCGCCCGGCGTGCTCGACTGTAGGGCATCGGCGTCCATGCCGACCGCACCTTTGCTCTGGCCGGTGCGGCGCTCGATCACATCATCGCAGTAGGCGAGGATCGGGAACCCCTCGCGGCCGACGAAGTCCTGCTGGAAGGTTCCGACCGCGCCCGCGCCGGACTGCGTGCGGATCGGGGCGCCGATGGCAGTGTTGAGCACGTCGGCCAGGTTGGCGTCGCCGGTCTTATACCACGTCCGGGGGAAGATCGAGGCCGAGAAGCTGTCGAGCGTGGCGCGCAGCAGCGCCGACTTCATGAGCTGCATATCGGCGAGTAAGTCGTACCAGCTCTGGCCGGTGATAGTGTGCGGCTCGGGATCCGGGCACCACAGCGCGAAGGGCGCGTGATCGACAGGGTCGTTCTCGACGACATAGCGGCCGGGGCCGATGGTCGTGATGCGCCGCAGTTCGGCGATGCCGTCGCCGTCGTAGTCGATGCGGGCATATCCCTCGATGTAGGAGGTCTTGTCGTTCGCCTCCCCGGCGGGGGGATCTAGTCCGAGCGTGCTGACGTGCTCCGTCCGCGCGATGTATTCCGGGTTGGTCCGCAGTGTGGGCTCCGGGCCGCCATGTTCCTTCACGATCTTGGCGTCGATGCCCATCGCGATAAGATCGCCGTGGGTCTTCTCCGTGCGGTGCGCGATGAACAGCGCCTCTTCGACGCTCCGCGCCTCACGGTTGTAGATCATCTCTTCGGGCGGCAGCGCCCACAGCTTCAGGCTTCCGTCCTTCTCGTCGCGGGTGTATTCGACGGTGGACGTGCCATCCTCGGCGGTGACGATGCGCGTCAGCTCCACCTCGTCGTCGCTCGCGAGCTGTTCGAGCTGCTCCTGCGAGAGATTCTCGACCTTGTACGCGCACTTCACGTAGCTGGTGTCCCAGCCCCATTTGTAGGCGCCGATCTTCTTGACGAGGCCGTCCTTCAGCACGCTGTGCGTGTGGAGGAAGCCGTTGTTCATCTCGGAGAAGACATAGTTGATGAAGTCGGTCGCCTGCTCGGCGACGGCGACGGTCTCGGCGCTGCGCGGGCGGAATTCGACGACCCGCTCGGGGCCGAAGATGACACGGAGCATTCCTGGCATGACCGCGCGGACGCCGTCACGCACGTCGGTCGAGACGACCTGGCTGCGGCCGTCTTCCTCGTTGCCGAATTTCTTGCCCTGGTAGTATTCGGTGGCGGTCGCCCGGTTGCGCGACAGCTCGGTGTCGATGTAACTGGAGGCGGCTTCGATGAGCCCGGCGACGAGCGGCTGCAGCTCGCTGTCCGTCATGGGCCCACCATCGGGGCGGGAACCGGCGCTGGGGGTTTTCTTGACCGCGTCGGTGGTCGGCTGGTACACGTCGGCCATTATGGGCTCATGGGGTGTGCCTTTGCTTGAGAGCGGGCCGGGGCCCGAGAGACCGCCGCAGCGGTCGAGATAAGAACCCCGCCGCGAGGCGGGGCCGTCCTACGAGGTGTCTAAATATACCTACCAGGGGGCAACGGCGCCACTTTCCTGCAGCAGCCGGAACGTCTTCGCGTTGACGACGAAGGTCGTAAATCGCAGGCGCTCGACCGTCACGCCGTAGATGTCGGTCTCCGCATTCACCCACTTCTTCAAGTCGCTCAGGAGCCTGCCTCGCTTGTCGGCAGTCACACGGGCGGCGTCCACCTCGGCCAGCTTCTCCGCCAGGACCGCCGCGATGTTCTCCTGCGCGGTCTGGTGGTACGCCTCAACTTCGAGGTACGCCTTCCGCAGATCCGTGATCCGCACGTTCGACGTGGTGGCGAAGGTCAGCATCTTGCCGTCCGTGAGCGTGATGTCCTGGCGCGGCGTCGAGATGAGCGCGAGTACCGTGCTCTCGGAGCGCACCTCGATGAACCACGGCAGCATGAGGTAGATCCCTGGCCCGACTTCCCGCACCCACCGGCCGCACACGATGTAGAGCCCGCGCTCCCAGGGCTGCACCCGGCGGATGGGCCACAGGAATTCGATGCTGTTCAGCGCGAGCTGGAGCAGCTCACCCACGGGGCGTCCCGTTCAGGTGCATCTCGTACTCCGGCCCGATGACCGTCTGCATCTCGCTCCGGGGCACAAGCCACGCGCCCTCGAAGATCCACTCCCACCACCGCGTCGAGCCCGGCCGCCACGACCGAGGCTCGTCCCACTCGTCGGGCTCCGGCGACTCCCAGGGCAGCTTCATGGCGCCACCGGCGGCGTGGTGACGGCCTTCACGGCGTCGGCGTACGCCTCGCGGCCCTCGCGGGTGTCCATCGTCCATTCGAGGATGTAGAGCGCGTCCCACTCGGTCAGCTTGCGGTAGAAGTGGAACGTGCGCCGATATTCCTTCAGCACGAGGGCGTTCACTGCCTTGCTCTGCTCGGGGGTCATCTTAGACTATGCCTTTGATGACTCGCTTCAGCGGCTGCTGCTGCGACAGTGGGACGGCGGGCTCACCGTTCGAGACGATGGCCTCGGAGGCGAGCGTGAGCAGAAATGCGTCGGCGCGGTTCGGCGACTTCGTCTTGGTGCGCTTGATCGTGGCGCGCTTGCCCTCGACTTGAATCTTGCCGGTCGGCGTAGGCGCGTAGAGCGGCCGGGCCAGCTCGGCGCCCAGCTTCTCGTCCTTCCACCGGGTCTTGTCGGCGCGCTCGCCGCCGATGGTGCAGTCTTTCTTCTGGAACCACTCGCGGCCCTTCCACCACAGGTAGTCACGGAGCCGGGGGAATCCGTCCATCCCGGCGGTCTCGCTGACGTTGATGCAGCGGGCCGGGAGCCCCAGCTCCATGAGCCGATGCGCGACTCCGGCGCCCATGCCGATGGCGTCGAGATTGATGTCGTTCGGGCGCATCGAGGGCAGCGTCGCGTCCCACTTCGCCTTCACCCACGCCACGACCTTCATGAGATCGTCGTCCGCGCGGAATTCCTCGGTCTCCTCCTGCAGCACGTTGCCCTGGCGCTTCGCGATGCAGCTCGGATCCTGATTGAGCCCCACGTCCACGCCCCAAATCGGCCGGACCATGAGCGGCTTCACTTCGCGTGTAAACGCGGCCTCGATCAGTTCCCAGGGGATGACGGTATTCGCTTCGCCCTTCGGGAATTCGCCGAGGACGCGAACGCGGTAGGCGTTGCTGTCGATGCCGTAGGTGGCCTCAACCTGGCGCATGAAGTCGTCTGATACGTTGGGGTGCCCGACGCAGGACACATGAAGCCGGGTCCACATCGCCATGACTTCCGGCTTGTTGTGCGTGTCGAAGAACAGGCCGCTCGTCCGTACCGGGTTTCCGGCGAGGACCGTGCAGGCGTTGTGGCCCGACATCGAGCCGACCGCCGCCTCGAACACCGCCTCGGGCACGCCGCTGGCTTCGTCCACGATGAGCAGCACCCAGGCGCTGTGCTTACCGGCGAGGGCCTCGGGACGTTCGGCGCTCGATGTCGCGAAGCTGATGAACGACTCAGTCGGAGCGGAGCGCAGCTCGATGGACTCGGACTTGATCTCGTAGAGCGCGGCGAGGGTCGGCGGCAGCTTCTTGAACCACGTCACCGTTTCGGCGTAGAGGGCGTCAAAGAGCTGCTTGCTGGTGGGGGCTGTGCAAACGGCCTTCTGCGGGAACCGGCAGACGGCGTGATGGACGAGCAGCCAGGCCAGGCTCGTGGTCTTGCCGACGCCGTGGCCTGACCGCTTGGTGATCCGGCGCTCGCGGCGGGCGTAGGCGGCAATCAGCTCGGCTTGGTCAGGGTAGATTCCCTGGACCTGCATCCGCCAGCCCGCACGGGGGCCGTCCACGATCTGAACGAAAACGTCGTCTCCGACACCAAGCACCTCACGGATGAACCGATTCGGGTCATCAGCGTAGATGTCGAGGAATTCGTGCATCACGGTGGGCGCTGCGAGCTGGTCGGTCACAGGACGAGCCCGGTCCCGTTGACGTGCCGGACGCCGTCGCGGTCGAACCACTCGACCTGGCCGGGCTCCAGCGGCATCTCGATCTGGCCGATGCGGCGGGCGGCTGCTTCTCGCGCGTCCTTCTTGCTCGGTGGAGGCCACGGATGGCGGCGGCCGGTAGGCGCCCGGCGACGCTCGGTCGAGCCGAAGATTGAGCGCCAATTCGCGTCGAATTCCGCCTCGCTCACCTGGCTCGGGCGGCGGTCGTCTCCTTTGCCCGCCACTAGAACCCGATCTTACTGGCGCGCTTGTGTTTGGAGATCTCGACGGCGGCGAGCTGCTTCTGCGCTGCGGCTTTGGTCTTGACCTTCTTCGACAGCGGGCGACCGGCTTCGGACGTGGCCTTGTACCCGCCCGGCACCTTCTTCAGCATCGACCTACCTCAAGTGGTTCTTCCTGTTGTGGTTGTAGGATTTTTTTCAGAGCGCCCCATTGACCCGGCCATTTCCCAGGCCACCCGCCCTTTTCCGCGAAGGGGGGGGCGCGGCCTATCCCCAGCCTGGCACGCTGCTTGCCCTCGCCAGCCTGAGCGCCTGCTCACCCGTGGATCTACCCCGATGCGATGGGCGATGCGTGCCCTAACCCCATGTGCTCGTGTGCG